GAAAATCGACATAGGGAGTATAAAAACAGATATAAAAAATCAAAAAGAAAATTGTACTAAAATTACATCTAATTTTGAGAAGCAGATTGTAGATAACAGAAATAAGATATTCAGTATGAAAGGGAAAGGGAAGTGAAAGTTGCGTTTAAATCTTTGGTGAAGCAATTGACTACAAAAAGTTTAGTATCAGGCGACAAAGAATCAAGATTGATTTTACAATTTACACCGACTGATGATATATTGAATAAGATTAATAAGCTCCATAAGGCGGATGATAGTATTATGGTAGTTTTGATGGATGAAATAGAATGAGTGAATCTGTTAAAAAAACAGAAGACAAACAGAAAAACGGTAAACACAAGCTTACCGAAGCTGGGCCGGGAAGGCCAAAGGGGAGTAAGAATAAATTTACTGAATTAAAAGAAGCATTTTTAGAAGCGTTTGAAGAGCTAGGTGGTGTTGATGGTTTAGTCAAGTGGGCGAAAAAGAATAATAAATGTCAAGGTGAGTTTTATAAAATGATTGCAAAAATGTTACCATCAAACGTAGGGATAGAAGGAAACATAAAACATGAACATAGGCTATCAATGGTTGATTTGAAAAAATCTATGGAAGAGTGTAAGAAATGAAAGATATAAGGGAGGCTTTGAAATAGGTGCATAGTTTGATAAACAGAAAAATAACCTCTATAGTATGCTTAGGAGGTTTAAAATGGAAACAATAATAAGACCCAGGAAAAGCCAATGCCCCATGTGTGGAGAAAGGACGCTAAAATATGAATATTGTTATAAAACCGATGGCGGAAAATATTTATATGAGGCGTCTTGTGATGTATGTGAAACTGAGTTTTCTTTAATAGTCATCAAGGATTTGCGCGATACATTTGAAGCTTTTAGAGTTTATCATGAGCGTACTGCGAGCAAAGTAAAAGAAAAGGAGGTTTAGGGATGAAGAAAGTTTATTGTAAAGATTGCAAATATTTTATGTCAAGGGTTATACGCCAACCAATTGATCTTAATGAGAAACGCACGATTTTTGATGGGTGTAAGTTAGAAATAGAAGATTATGGTCATTACAGAAAACCATATATTAAGTGCAGAAATTACCCGTGGAGCAAAAATGCAAACAATGATTGTCCCGACTATAAAAGAAAGTGGTGGAAGTTTTGGCTATATAAAAAAGAGGACAACAATTGCAACTAGCTGAAGAGTCAATCCAAGTCCAAGCCACTCTCATGCAGGAATGCAGGAAGAATCCTGTCTTTTTCGTAGAATGGGCGTTGGGTCATAAAACGTGGAAAAAGCAAAGGGAGATATTAAAGTCTGTCGCAGAGAATAAGAAGACGGCAGTTAGAGCTTGCCACGGAAGCTCCAAAACGTTTTCAGCGGCAGAAGTAACTGTCTGGTTCCTCAATAATTTTGACAACTCTAAAGTAATCACAACTGCTCCCACATTCTCACAAATCAAAAATCTCCTATGGGCTGAGATAAGCCAGATATATCAGACAAGCCGGATACAACTTGAAGGTGAATGCCTGACTACGATTATAAAAACAGATCAGGCTGACCATTATGCTATAGGATTCAGCACGGATAAACCGGCAAGAGCTGAGGGCTGGCATGCCCCGGCATTGCTATTTATATTTGACGAGGCTAAAGGCATTGAGCAATGGCAATGGGACTCAGTACGGGGGTTGATGACGGGTGGGTTTTGTCGCTGGCTGGTTATATCAACAACGGATGGCGTGGGAGTGGGTGAAAACTTCTACAAAGCATTTGAGGATAAAAAGTCAGACTGGAATAAGATTCACATTTCAGCCGATGAATCGCCATATATGACAGGTGAGGCATTCAAATATATAGACGTACCGGACTTAGAGCACCCGGAGCGATTTGAGAGAAAAGAGATGACCCCGGCAGAGCTAGGCGTCCAGATTGCAAGTCCGGCATGGGTTGAGGAGTGTGAGAGGGAATGGGGCAAAGATTCGGTACTATATCTTACAAAGGTTAAGGGTGAGATAGCTGACCAGGGTGCTGATACGATAATCAAGTTGAGCCAGGTTAAGAAGATGGAGGAGAATTGGGATGATAAGAATTTTAATGTCGAGGGGCAGGAAGAAGCCGGCGTGGACGTGGCTAGAGGGGGCGATGATGACACAGTATTTTACAGGAGAAAGGGACTAAAGGTTGTTGATAGTAAAGTTATCCCGACGCAAAATTTACCACCTACGGAGGAATTGGAGTTTCTGGCCGATGAGCTGGAGATATTTGTAGGGCGAAATAAAAATATGCGGATAAAGATAGATGATGGTGGAGTAGGTGGAGGGCTGACAAATATCATGGAGCGGAGACGCTATAATATTATTAGGATTAACTTCCAGCAATCAGCTAATGACCCGGATAAATATCCCAACATGATATCGGAGATGTGGTTTGAGGTATCTAAATTTATCCACGAGATAGCATGTCCAGAGGATGACAGGCTGAAGAAAGAGTTGGTGAATAGGAAATATCTACCTGAGCTAGACAGGAAAGGCAGACGGGTTGTTGAGAGCAAGAAAGATTATAAAAAACGAGGCTTCCCATCACCGGACAAGGCTGATGCTTTCTTATTGTGTTTTCACAATCCATATGAGACGATTGGGGATGTTATAGTGGTGGGGTAAAATTATGAATGTTATAGAAAGAATAGCGAACATGATAGGCCGCTCAAAGGGTCATTATCTCAAAGGCTTAGATGAGGTATTTTCAACAACCGGCCTATCTCGTCCAGGAATGAGTGATGACTCCGCATTTATGGACTTGGAGATGTGGGGGGCTGGGTTACTGGCTGGCAAGGAACCAAAGACAAAAAAAGAGTTTATCCGGGCATTTCAGGGATTTGTCTATATATGTGCAAAGTTGAACAGCCAGACTGTAGCGTCTCAGCGACTGCGGCTATACGTGGCAAAGAAAGAGAAGACTAAAATTTATCGCACAATTGAGACAAGGCCGCTGAGTAATAAGCTAAAGACTTGGATATATTCACGACAGAACCTTGACCCTTGGCTAACTAAAGCGGCAGATGTAGAGGAGGTAACAAGCCATGTCTGGCTTGACCTTATGAAGCAAGTTAATCCGCAACATAATTCGAGGGATTTGAAGGAATATACCGTTTTATATCAGGACTTGACAGGTGAATGTTATTGGTGGCTAAGGAAGGATGCACTAGGAGTGCCAGAGCAGATTTGGCCTATACCATCACAATTCATTAACCCTGTATTCGGGGATAATCTAGATGAACCTATAAAGAGCTATAGATACAGGACGGGAGCGATAAACGTTGAGATTCCAGAGGATCAGATAATTTTCTTTACATACCCGAATCCGAATAACGTATTTACAGGCTTTGGCAGTGTTAGGGGTGTAGCAACTGCTGTATATCTCCGGGAGCAGATGGATGATTTTGAAAAAGCATTGTTTGAGAACAAGGCAAGAATTGGCGGGGTGCTGTCACCAAAGGCTGGTGTAAATATAAGCGATAAAGATCAAGAGAGGCTAAAAGTTCAGTTTGCTCAAGCTTATGCCGGTGCAAAAAAATCAGGACAATTAGTTATTCCCCCTTTAGACATGGACCTTAAAAGTGATACAATGACACCGGAGGAGATGAACTTTATTGAAGGCCGTTATATTAACATGGAAGAGATATGCTTAGGATTTGATATCCCCCCAGGTGTATTAACCTCCAAGAGCGTCAACCTTGCCAATGCTAAGGTTGCAGATTATAGGCATTCCAAGAATGGTGTATTGCCTCGTTGTGATAGGCTTGCTGATAAGTTAAATGAGAAGTTTTTACCTTTATATGACGATAATATTTTTTGTGTGTTTGATAATCCGGTGCCGGAGGATAGGGCATTATTACTGAGGGAGCAGACTGAGCGGGTAAAGGCTGGCATATCGACACGAGATGAGGTGAGATTGGAGCAGGGATTGGAGGCGATTGGGGGGCTGGCAAATGAGTTACTTGTTGATGGCCGGTTAGTGCCTATAAATAGCCTGGGCGAGGTGGATGAGGGGGAGATAAGGGAATTTACAGCTAAGGTGATAAAATATGCAAAGGAGGTTTTAGGATGAAATTAATTAAGAAAATATTCATAGAAATGTGGGATATATTTAATTATTTTTGCCATCTTGAAACTATGCGATTCTGTGATAAGTACGAAAGGTATTATATAGAAAAATGATTAAACTAAAGGAGAGATAATTATGCAAATAGAAGTATGTCCATATTGTGATGGGGTTGGCCTTGCAACTAATAGAAAATATAGGCATGTGAAATATAAAGGGACGAAGAGGCTAAGGTGTTTAAAATTTTATATTAATAGAAAAACAAAAGAGGAAATTCCCGCATGGAAAACTACCGCGGGGGTTGTAATAAAACCCGAAGAATATATGATTTGCCAGCACTGTAAGGGAAGTGGCTATTTATGTGATAGATTGCCATATAACGGTCCGTTAGATATAGGATTCTGTAATTTTGGTGAGATGTGGGAACCTAGATGATTAAACAAAACCTCCTCACTGACAAACTTGCCGAGCAGATAGCATGGCAATATTTAAATGATATATGTGCCGGTAAGGCAGCCTCAATTTTTAAAGAAGAAATATACATCGCAGTAAATAAGGAACTAAAAGAAGACGATAAAAAGCTAGCCCATGATATTCTGTTTAACGCACTCTTTAAATCTATTGCACCGTTTGAAAAGAAATTTCAGGAGATGCTAAAAAGGGTATGGGGCGAAGAGGAACGGATCCTGATAGCCAATATAAAGAAAATGAAAAAGGCGTGGCTTACAAAAGATAAGGTTGATGATATTTTATATCCTACGTCTATATTTGAGAAGAAGCTGGCTAATGGAGCGACTAATGTATGCATTGAGGTGATGGAAAAAGAGGGGCCACGAGTTGTTGAGCTCTATGATTTTGATATGATATTTGATGTGCAGAATCCAGAGGTTACAAAATGGCTGGAAAGCTATATGCCTATGTTCTCAGAGAAGCTTGAAGAGGTGAATGTTAAAAAGCTGAGGGCAACGCTTATCGAAGGTATAGAGGCAGGCGAGGGAGTACCAGAGCTCACAAATCGGGTTTATGAGACTTATAAAGACTGGGGATTTAAGCGGGCTGAGATAATAGCACAGAATCAGGTTATCCGGGCATCGAATAAGGCAGCGTTAAATGTATACAGGCAGAGCGGAGTGGTTAAGAAGAAGATTTGGGTGGCATATTTCGGGCCTCGTCTATGTCCACATTGTGAACAATTAGATGGAACTATAATTAGCTTAGAAACTAATTTTTTTGATTTAGGTGATGAATCAATAGTTAAAATAGACGGAAAGGAACAAAAATTAAAAATGGATTATGAAGAAATTAATGTGCCCCCTTTACACCCTCTTTGCAAATGCAGCATAGCAGCTTATATTGAAGAGGCATGAATGTTTAAATTAACAATGACTAAATTATCAATATTGTCTGTATTTATTATGTCTAATTCTTTTATGCGAACGATACTATATCCCAATGCCTTGAGCTTATCATCTCTTAGGGCATCCTTTTTAACATCTTTATGCCAATATTTTCCATCTACTTCAAGGCATATATTATTATTTGGGAGGTAAAAATCAACACTATAGCTATTAATTTGAAATTCTTGAATATATTTAATATTCAGCCTGTCAAGGGATTTTCTAATTATTTTCTCAATAGAGCTTTCTCCGGAATATTTTCTATAGCAGGAGAAGGAGCAAAATCGTTTAGTTTCTTTTTGAGACGGAACCACTCTAAATTTATTGCCACAGTTCAAACATTTAATATAAACAGGTGGGCGCCGGCATTCTTCAGAGCAATACTTAATATCCTCTCTTTTGGCTGTAAATATTTTTCCGCATCTAAGACAAGTTTTATAAAGGGTAAATTTATTTTTACAAGCCATGCTACAAAAGATATATCTTTGACCCATAGATTTATAAACAGTAAAGGGCTTTTTGCAAGCAGGGCATATTTTAGTAATTTGCTTGGATTTTTTCCTACATTCTTTAGAGCAAAATTCTCGCTTAATTCTACCTCTATGAATATAAAATTTTTTGCCGCATTGTTTACAAGTCTTAAAAGCTCCAGTTTTTGTTGCCTCATGATAACAACGTTGAGAACAATAAAGAGGATTATGACAAGAGAGAACTTTATATTTAGGAGTAAATTCTTTTCCACAGTGTTTGCATATATACATAACTTATATAGACATTATACAAAACTAATCAATAAATGTAAAGCAAATTTAGCAAGGGAGGCAATAAGATGCAAGAATTACGCACAGATCGCTATAAACTAAAAGAGTTATTCCCGGATAAGACTAAAAAGTACGCTCAAAAGTTACATAAAAAGGCCGGAGAGATTGAGTTTATTCGAAAAGGTATTCCGATTGACCCTAAAGATATTGGAATAAAAGAGGGGGAAAGGGCTGCGATAAGGTTGGTAACGACTCCTCATCTTGACCGGGATGGGGAGATATTGATTCCTAGTGGAGCTATTCTGGATGACTTCCGGCAGTCTCCAAGTGTACTTTATGGCCACGACTATAAAGGCTTGCCAGTGGGTAGCGACCAGTGGATAAAGCAGACAAAGGAAGGTATCTTAGCTAAGACGATTTATGCTAAACATCAGTTTGCAGAGGATGTTTATCAGTGTGTAAAGGCTAAACATCTTAACTCTAATTCAGTTGGATTTATACCCATTGAAGCTGTGAATCGGGAGGATGATAAAAAAGCTTTTGCAGAATGGCAGGGCGTTCTTGAAAAGGACTATGGGATAGAGATGGGTGAGAGTGACAAGGCAAAGACAATTTATACAAAATGGTTAATGTTAGAACACTCAGACGTCCCAGTTGCCTCAAATGCTCAAAGTTTAAACCTGGCTGTAAGCAAGGGAGAGATTACAATCAAATCCCCTCGTCTCAAAAAAGACTTAGAGATAGAGGTTGTGAAGGATAAGGATGTCGAGATAGAGGTTATAAAAGGCAAAGATGGGGTGACAACTTTTAGCCCCCCTATTGCAAACAATGACAAGGAAATCGAGGTGATAAAGGACAAAAATGATAAAGAAGAAAAAGAGATCAAAGGGGAAAAGGCGGAGAAGGCAGGAGCAAAAGAAGAGAAGGAAACAATCACAAAGCCCGAAACGACCGACCAATATCACAGAATCCCAGTCAATCCAGGATGTAAAATAACAGCAACAATAACCATATCGGCAAAGGAAGGAATTAAGGCTCTCTACTGCGGAGAGGTTAAGAAAATTCATACATATCTTTTCGATGTGGAAAAATGGACAATGGCGGAAGCTAAAAAGTGGGTTTCAGAAAATAAGGATTTTGCAGATATTAAAATAAAAGAGCCTGGATATAAGGAACGCTGGAATAAATCACTATCTAAAGCATTTGATATAGCAGCAGTTCAAGCTCCTATAGCATCGTTCAGCTATGCCCTTTATGAAAAATTCTTAGAGTGTAAAGTTAAGGATGTTTTCCTTAATAGCTATTCAATCCCTAGTCCATTACTCGGGACATATCTGGCCGGGTTCAAAAAGATTTTAGGCGACTTCAAATTAAAGGACACTAGAAGCTTTAATTGGGACGGTGGGGAGGTTCCCCCAGTATCTGAGATAATTAAACTTAATTCTGATAAATCAGATGATTTCCTTATCAATGGAGTCTGTTTTTACGATGCGAATGGTAAGCCGCTTATAGTGAAATTTAGTTCTGGCTGGAGCGGGATTGATGTCTCGCTTGTAACGGCAAATGAGAATAAAGAATGGAATAAAGACCTTCTGGATAAGGTGCATAATTGGGCTTATGAAAACAATTTCCTTAGAGGTGAAAAGTTTGCACTCAGTGGCGAGTTCCTGGATGAGCCAGGTGATAATTGGGATAATCTTATTTTAGATTCTAAGTATAAGGATTCGATAATCAAATCAGCTAACTTTTTAGAAAAGAAGGGGAAGAATCTTACAGGGCGTGGATTGTTATTTATCGGGCCCCCCGGTACAGGCAAGACAAAGACGGGCCGGGTATTAATGAATGAATTGGATACGACATTCATCTGGGTATCTAGCCGAGATTTCCGGCAGGTCGGCCCGCTAAGGGCTTTAGCCTTGGGCTTTTCTCTTGCTCGGGACTTATCTCCATCGATTCTTTTCCTTGAGGATATAGATACTTGGCTGAGGGGTGAAATGGAATTTGTGACAGATTTAGTAAAGGCTGAGATGGATGGCATAAAGCAGAATAAGGGGCTGATTACCATAATGACATCTAACTATCCGGAGAAACTCCCAGACGCTTTGCTAGACAGACCGGGTAGATTCCATCATATTATCAATTTTGAATTGCCAGGATCAAAGGAAAGGACACAGATGCTTACCCTGTGGGCTGGGGATATAGAGAAGGATTTGTTTGATGATATCGTAGAGAAGACAAAGGGATTTTCAGGGGCCCATTTGAAAGAATTGGTTGAATTTGCTAAGATGATTGCCGAAGAAGATGAGCTAGGAATAGGGAAGGCATTGCTAAAAAGCCTTGATAAGCTGATTGAGCAGAGGGAGCTGATAGAGGAAATTAAGGGGAATAAGGTTGATGTTAAGGCATTTTGGGATAAGGTGAAGTGGATTGATGGGAATATTAAAATGACGAAAGAAATAGAGATTAAAAAAGACAATGACGAGAAGCAGGAAAAGTTTAACTGCGAGTGTATTTCTTGCGGATATAAGATGGAGAGCGAGGAACATTGCGATAAGATTAAATGTCCTAAATGTGGTGGTGATATGAGGCGAAGCGAAAGGCCTGGGCCAGGAAAAGAGACGGAATTTGAAATTAAAGGCGATTCAGTTATTGATGGAAGCGAAGTGCGCACAGAGTTAGCAGAGAAAGGTGTAATCCTGGGAGACGATAAGCTTGTAACTGAACTTAGAATCATGGATATTCCAGAACTCAAGGAAAATCTCAATATGATGCAAGAGCAGATTGTAGAACTAAAGGAAGGCCGAGTCCTAAGCACGAAAAACCGTACGATGGTTAAGGATACAATAGACGCCTTGACTGCACTCAAGGAACATCTAGATGAACTTTACAATGCGACTGAGCCGGTTAGCAGGGATGAGGAAAAGGAAACAAAAATTGCAACAGAGAAGAGCTTGGTCATAGAAAAGGATGTTAAAAAGCCTGAATTAGACACTAGGCTGGCTAAGGCGATTGAGAAGATATTGAGTGGTGATAATCTGAAGGAGTTGTTAGGTAAGGCTGTGGGTGAGGCTGTGGATATAAAAATTAAAAGGAAATTAGGGAGGGTGGAATGAATAAAAAAGAATTAAGTCATATTGAAACCTTAGAGAATGCTGTCAAGTGGGATTATTTCAAGCAGGCTTTGAATTGGTCAACAGAAAAAGTTGCTTATGAAATGTATCTAAATGAGAAGCGATTGCGAGAGTGGGTGAATAAGCGTGCAACAGTAATAACAAATCTTATTGAAGCAAATCCCGGGATGGTCAAGACAATTAGAAAAAGATTGGAAAAAGAGATTCCTGTATTAGAAGAGAAGCCGGAGAAAAGACTAAATCTTGACATCAGGAAAGTTGTTAAAAAACACAAAGAAGGCAACTCTCTGACACAATTGGCAAAGATATTCAAATGTGATAGGGATGATTTTAGGCGATGGTGGAGTGATAACCTTGGCATAATCAATCAGGAATTTAGGAAGGAGCGTTAAATGTTTGGCAAGGATAATGTTGAAACGGGATGGGGTTCTGATTTGAAGCGGTTAAGGATTAAACAGAATATAAAAAAACAGGAAGTAAACATTGAAGGCATTAATTATAGTTTTGATATTTTCAGAGGCTTTGGTACAGGACGGAGCGGACTTATATTGAACGAACCGTTTAAAATAATTAGAAGAAAAAACGGGGCTATAGCTATGGAAAGAGTTGGTGACAAAGAAATTCCATTTAAGGTATTATACACCCTGTTTTTCCGTAATAAATTTCGACGATTAACAAAGCTCATTTCACGCAAATGAGTTTTATTAATCCTGCTGGCTTTGGGAAAGAGTAGGCTAATCTTTTCCGGCGATGTCAGTAGAGTGAGGCAGTTAGCGGAGGTTGACACAGAGCAATCAGTTAACATGTGCTGAATCTACGGAGACATTAGGCACGAAGGCAAGTTGAAGGACCTGAAATTTAACAGCCAGTAGAGAATGGAGAAAAAAATTGAGTGAAGAAAATAAAGAGAAAAAAACAATGACAGAAGCTGAACTCACTCAGCATATTCTGGATACAACGAGGAAAAATCTTGATGAGTTTGCAAAAAAAGCAGTTGAGGATAAGTTAGGTGAATTAGCTGAAGAAAGCAAAATAAATCTAGACAAAAAGAAAGTTAATGAAGTTCTTGACGGTCTAAAACCTACCGAAAAGGAAGAAGAGGCAGTTGAGAGAGGCAAAGAGTTTGAAAAACCCGAGGAATATTTAGAGGCAATAATTAAAGCTAAAGATATTGGCTTGGCGAAAAGAGTTGTTGATGAACGATTAACTTTTATTACATCTGGAGGTAATATTAAAACAGCAGGCCATATGGTAGAGGGCGAAGACAGCCAGGGTGGATTTCTTGTACCTGAGGTTTTTAAATCAGACCTTCAAATGATTGCTCTTGAAAATTCAATAGTAATGCCAAATGGGGCTACAATTATCCCTCCAGTTAAAACAGATTCGATTAAAATTCCATTTGTAGATGACACCTCTCATGCAACGACAGTATTCGGTGGAGTACAAGCTAAATGGGTAGCAGAGAAGGGAATAAAAGGGGCTACTAAACCTGAATTCGGACAATTGACTCTGACCCCGCATAAATTAGCGGGGGTAACCTATCTTTCACATGAGCTGCGAGATGATTCTGCCATTGCTCTTGTTCCGCTGATTAAGCGGATGTTTGGTTCTGCATGGGGTTATTTTACAGATGATGCTTTTCTTAACGGCTCTGGTGCTGGTCAACCGTTGGGGATTCAGAATTGTAGTTGCGTAAAGGCTGTTCTCAGGAATACATCTAGTCGATTATATTTTGAAGACTTACGTGAAATGTATGCTTGCATGCTTCCTGCTTCTCATCCTTATGCAGTATGGGTAATTAATCCTAGTGTGCTTCCTGACCTTATTGGTATGACATCTGGCGACACTGCTCCCGCTGCTACTTCAAATCCTATCTGGATCAATCGAGACATGGGCGCACAGAATCCTATCCCTGGCAGAATCTTTGGAAGGCCGTTTTTCATTAGTGAGAAAATGCCAAGTCTTGGTACACAAGGCGATGTTGGTTATTTTGATATGCGGTATTACCTCATTTTCAATCGGCAGCCAATCACAATAGACTTCAGCTCACACGTTGCTTTTGTTACTGATGAGGATTGCTGGAGATTTGTGCTTAGGGTTGCTGGTCAATGTTGGCCGCAGAGTGTAATAACTCCTAGAAATGCAGCTGCACCTGTAACCTCAATGTCACCTTTTGTTGTACTAGATAACGCCACAAGCTAAGAGATCGAAATGGAATATAAAGACAAAACGGGCGGATTTAAATGTGTAGGTGAATTTCTTGTCAAAGTCCGTAAAGCTTACGATGGCGAAGGACAGCCGGATAGTCGGCTAATTTTTGGAAAGACCGCAGGGCACATGGAGGAAGGAACAGACTCACAGGGTGGAGCTTTAGTCCCGAAACAATGGGCTAAAGAAATTTATCATGCAGCTATGGAAAATGCGATTGTTAGGCCACGGGCTAAGGTTTTCCCGATGAAAAGAGATTCGCTGGTGATACGAGTATTAAAGGATTCTGATAGAAGCTCAAATCTATTTGGTGGAATTACATTTAGTTGGGTAGAGGAACGAGGATCAAAAGTTGATGCTATATCTAAACCGGCAATTGGTAAAGTTGAGTTAAATGTTCACAAACTAGTAGGCAGTTGTTTTGTTAGTAATGAACTTGAGGATGACTATGAGAGTTTTGGCGAATTTGCTAAAACATCATTCGGGCAGGCTATTCGATTCGTTGAAGATGATGCTTTTATCAATGGTACAGGTGGTGGAATGCCCTTAGGTATTGAACAGGCCGGATGCAGAACACAAGTTACACGGGCTGCGGTTGGAGTAATTGACTGGAGAGATATTGCTAATATGGCCAAGCGGTTACTCCCACGAAGCTGGGAAAGCGCTGTCTGGCTATTGAATCCCGATGTGATAGGTGAATTATTCGAGGCGACATCACCGGCAGCAAATCAAGCGACAGCTCTAGATCTTAGCAATCGTATGCTTTGGGGGATACCGTTCATCCCTACGGAGAAATGCCAGGCAATGGGAACGGAAGGCGACATAATCCTTGCTGACTTTGGTCACGGGCATTATCTTATAGGCGACAGGGAAATGAGAATATCAGCGTCTCGTCATGTTAAATATGAAGACACATCTCTTGAGACAAGCGAAACATACGGCTTTGAAACTGATGAGACGTTTTGGAAGATTGTTCTCAGGACAGACGGCCAACCGCTTCTGAGTGCAGACATTACACCGAAGCGAGGAGCTAATGACCTGGGGATGTTTATTGTATTAACAACAACAAGCTAATAGGAGGTAAAAAACTATGGCAAACATACACAAATTTACAGAGAACGTTCGTTCAAGATATGGTGCTTTCAGCTCTGCATTGGGCGGAGAGACTACACCTGCTGACACAGTTGTTTCTGCTGAATTTGTCAACATGGCAAATTATGATCTGGTTGTGGGTCTTGCTCATGCTTCTGGAGTTGCAAGCGATGCGGTATTAACACTTGCCATGTGGCAGGCAACTGCTTCAGATGGCAGCGGCTCTAAGACAGTTTCAGGTGCAAGCGATACATTCACGTCTACCGCTACAAGCGATACAGATGTTCTGGTGGCTCAGGTTCGAGGCGAAGACCTGGATGTAGATAGCGGTTTTCAGTATGTGGGGTTTAAACTCGCAACTGATGCGGGAAGCGGGACGGAGAAGGTTGGCGGTGTGCTATTACAGTTGAGACCAAGATATGCACAGGCAACATTGCCTGCTTAATTTTGAATGAGTTAGGACAGGGGGCAGGCTTTGGCTTGCCTCCTGATCCCTTCTTTTTATAAGGAGGATATATGAGAATACTTTGGCATTCGGCATCGCCTATGGCCAATTCAGGTTATGCAGTAGTCACAAAAGAGATAATCCGGAGGCTTAGGGATGCAGGTCATTTTGTGAGAGTCGGGACTAAACATGCGGATCATGGATGGTATAAATGGGATGAGTTTGAGATATTTGAAGGAACGGATACATTTTTCATTAATCAAATGATTGAAACTGAAAATTTTGATTATATCTTTACTCTTTGGGATATCTGGCTTCTGCAAGGCAAAAGGCAGTATCCAAAAGAGAAATGGGTAGCCTATGTTCCCGTAGATACAGAGTATATAAGCAAAACATTAGCTGATGTCTGCAAAAATACTGGAATGCAAGTGGCGATGTCAAAGCATGGGGAGAGGGAGTTGAAGTCTATAGGGCTTAAACCTTTTTATGCACCTTTTGGGGTTGATACAAAAATATTCAAGCCTAAGCCCGAGGCAAGGAAAGCATTTAGAGGTGAATTCGGGCTTTCAGATGAACATTTTGTAATAGGCTCTGTAGGTCTTAATTATGGAGATGACCGGAAAGGATACGTACCCCTTATGCGGGCTTTTAAGGAATTTCACAAGAGGCATCCAAAATCTATACTTTATCTTCATTCCCTTGCAAATGAGAGGGATTCAAGGCAAAGCTTTATAAATTATCATAAAATAGCAGCTAATCTTGGGATAGATAAAGCCCTGATATGGCCTCCACAGTTGGATTATGCACTGAGTAGAATAGATCCGGATTGGCTAGCTGATATTTACAATGGATTCGATGTATTCTGCCTTCCAACAAAAGGCGAAGGTTTTGGGCTCCCGATAATAGAGGCTCAAGCCTGCGGAATTCCTGCAATACTGACAAATACAACAAGCTGTACGGAACTCTGCAAAACAGGATGGCTTATCAATACGACTGAGGATGACAGTCGATGGCTGCCAAATGAGACGTGGAGATTTGAGGCTAAACCATCTGCGATATTAGAGAAATTAGAGGATGCTTTTTCTCTCTGGGAGTCAGGCGGATTTGATTCCATGAGAAAAAAAGCAATGACTAATATTATGGAATATGATTGGAATAATGTATGGAAGAAATACTGGCTTCCAGTGTTTAAGGAAATGGAAAAGAGGCTTAAATGAATGATGATGTAATCGTATTTACTAAGGATTGGACTAGCTGCTGGAAGAAGGGCGATAGATTTAAGAGGTCGTCTAGGCCGCAGTTTGCAGCAGTGGTCATTGAGGCCGGTTATGCAAAGGCTTTAAGCAGGCCTCCTAAGAATAAAATGATAGAGGTAGCAGAGAAGGAGAAATAAAATGTCAGATTATAGAGTAAAATGGGAATATGATTCAGATATTGACGATTATAGTTATAATGTTGTTGATGCAGTGGTACGGATACAGGGATATACTGGTACAACCTATCAGAATTTAAGAATAGACCCTGCAACTTTTTCTCTTCAGGTAATAGATTTTATGGATTATGAGGTTCATGCAGGACATGCTTTTGTTGTGAGTCAGAGAAGTGCGGTTGATGCTTTTGATATATTATCGCCTTTATCATTTTATATCATAACTCCAAATACAACAAAACATTCACATATAGCTCTCTATGGAGAGGCGAATCTACCGGCATACTGGGAGCTTTTTGAGGATACAGGAAATGCAGCGGAATTCAATGTATCAGGAGGCAGTGCTATAACCCCGATAAATAGGAATAGAAATTCAGATATTACATCTACGCTCACTATTACAACCGGCCCTACTATTACAGCTGCTACCGCTGCGGCACTAATAGCAACTGAGGCTACAGGAAAGGCAGGGGGCGACGGGAAAAGTTTAGGATTTGTCTTAAAAAAGAACACAAAATATTTAGCCAGAGCAACGTCCTATCTGGATAATAATGAAGGAAGTTTCAGAATGAAATGGCATGAGCATACTGATTTAGAATAAATTATAGGAGAGATAAATGGCACTTGACAGCACAATAAGCTTAACCAGTATTTCTGAAGTTTTAGCTTTTTTAGGAGAAGACGCTAAACGTGATGCACTCTGGGTATATTATGCCGGAGCTGTAGACCCTTCAACATTAGAGGTGAAAGACGACAGATTAACCTTAACTCCTGGAGGCGATATTCTTTTTGCAACCTATGATACGCTGACCAAACTTGTAGATGAAATAAACGATACTACCGATTGGAAGGCTGGGCTTATTTATCATGGTTCTGCTGAGTCGGATGATTTACTTGTAACGGGTGCTTTAAATACGCTGGGTGATGAAAATGAGCAGGTGTTTACGATACAGGATAGATATCTCATCGAGAGACTAATAGACCGAGCCTCCGACATGATTAATCGTTATTGCAACCGGATCCTCAAGACAACTAATTACACAAGAGAAATATATTATGGCGCAGGATTCAGCAAATTACTACTTGAGCAGTATCCAGTAACAAGAGTAACAAGGCTGTCTGTGGGGCGGGCTAATTCGTTCTCAATTAAAAATACATCCACAGATGCTAATTTTTGTACAGTCGAGATAACGTCGACTAAAATCAGACTCATCGTAGATGGTGGGACAAATGCTGATGATACGGAGCTTACCCTTACTGATTATGACAAAATAGATGACCTAATAACTGCTATAAATGCTTTAGCGAAAGGCTGGTCAATAACTACAATGGCTACGGATACGGCTACCAGAAATGCTTCTGAACTCCTGATTAGACCGTCAATGTTTGTAAATGCTACAAAGCAGGCTTATTGCGAGACTGTAGATGATGACATAACGGATTATAAGCTGTTGAATCCCTCCGAGGCTAGGAATGAGGGGATTTTGTATAAAGCCGGCGGTTTCAGCGCAGGCCAGGAATATTTTATTGACTTTACAGCCGGCTACATTACAATTCCTTATGTATTAGAGCAATTTTGCATACACCTGGTATGCTATGTTTATGGCAAATCAAAGCGAGCGGGTGATGAGGAATTGAAAAGCGAGGTGTTTGGTGAAGGCGCAGATTATGAGTATGAGAAAATCTCCATATCGGATTTTGAAAAGGCCAGAGCCATAATGCCAATAGAGATTCAAAACGGGCTAGATTTATTTAAAAAGAGGAGTTTTTAGGATGAAAGAAATTTACATAGTATGGGTTGGTATTGCTGTGCTTTTGGTCACGATCATTCATTTCTTTAGATTGCAAATAATTAGACGGCGTGTGCAGAAAAGCAAACGAGAATCTAAAATCGGAATAATAAAATGATTAAGTCAACTGACTATCCTAAAAAAAGCCCTGAATGGACTATGGCTAAATTCCTTGAGGCTTGGGAGAAGCGGAACTGGAAGATGATGGCCAGGTATTGTCAGATTTCATGGAGCGCTATGTATCCAGATATGGAGAAAAAATTATTTAATCAATTTAGGCATAAATTTATAAGTGCAAAAATACTAAAAATAGAGAAAATAAGCGATGTAACAAGTGATATATCAGTTGAAATATATTATAAGGATATAAATATTAGACGAAGGATAAGAAGGAAAGTGCGGCTAATACGTGAGCTAGGCCCGATGCAACCTTCTGTTGATGGGACATATGGCGTGAACCCCACGTCAATGATTAGGAGTAGGAGATGAGCTTTGCAGGTCACTTGGATAAGACAGTGAAGATAAAGGATTTTACTAAAGGTGCTCCAGATGGTGCGGGTGGTTATTTGCCTTCAACCTGGACGACTACATATAAAAGGGTTAAGGGGGCTTTAGTGCTTATCCCTAAAGGTAAGGAGATATTTAAATATAACAAAGTAGATGTTTTTGCTGAGGTTTTCTGGTACATGGAATATTTATCAGGAGTTGAAGAATCGCAGCGTATTTACTGGGGAAGCCGAGTGTATGACATTAAGCTTGTACTGCCCTGGAGGGAGAAAGGGCGATTTATGAAACTTGCCTGTGTAGAGGTAGGGAGGGAAATATAATGCCTACATATGTAAAAGGAATTCCAGAGGTCGTTGCTAATTTGAAAAAATATCAGATTATCAAAACTCAAGCTATTAAGGACAGGCTGAAAAAACAGGCTTTTAAGATTGAGTTGGCTGCTAAAGAGGGGTGTCCTGTTGATACGGGTCGTCTCCGGGCCTCAATCTCAACTAATTGGGCTGACAGTCCTATGAGCGAAGGGAAAACAGGGAAAAAGGCAAAGCCAGGCGATGGGATAAAAAAACCTGAAGGGCCAAAAGATTTAGTTTATGTCGTTGGAACTAATGTCAAGTACGGCTACTGGCAAGAACACGGAACGAAAAAAATGGCAGCTCAACCGTATCTTTTCCCTGCTTATTTTATGCACGAAGGTGAGACGATTAAGGCTATTGGGATAATTATGAAAAAGGATGTGAGGCTGAAATGAAGGTAAGTATAATAATTCCTACAATAAAAACAGAAAAGGAAATAGCAGATTTAATTTCTGAAATCAAAAACTCCGTGGTATATGAATTGGATTTGATTATAGTATCAAATGCTAATAAGTCTGCGGCAAAAAATAGAAATATTGGATTAGATAAAGCACGGGGCGAATTTATAATTATGTGTGATGATGATGTAGAGGGTTTCCCTTGCGGATGGGATAAGGATTTAATTAATGCATTGAAAAAAACAAAAGCAAGCATGGTTGGAGCAAGATTGTTAAATCCTGATGGTACACTGCATAAAACAAATTATGGAAATTTAGATATATCGAAGGATTTTATTGAAGTCAGAACTATGATTACAGCTTGCTGTGCTTTCAGAAATACCAAATTGAGATTTGACGAGAACTATAAAGGAAGTGGTTTTGAGGATACTGATTTCTGTAAACAACTGGGAGGGAAATTCTTTGTTGCGAATAAAGTGAAAATAGTACATAGGAATGAACATAAAAACCCTTTTAATACTCAAAATAGAGATTATTTCAGGAGCAAATGGCAATGAATTTAGAGACGGCTTATAAAAGAATTTCAATGACAGACAAGGAAGTTGATCTGCTTAAAAAGGTCATAGAAAGCAACAAGATAATTGTTGAGATAGGTAGTTACGTAGGAAAAACAACATGCGCACTTGCTGAAAATAATATAGTCATTGCTATAGACCCGTTCATAAATGGATATGATCCTAATGATAAAGTGATCATGAATGGAGTAGAGAAGATCTTTAAATCAAGGATCAAAGGCAAAAATATCATTTGGCACAAGAAAAAAAGTGAAGATGTCTTAGGATCTTGGAGCATGATAATAGATGGGCTATTTATAGACAGCAAACATACAGAAAAGGCATTGAATAAGGATATGGAATGGATTGGCTTTGTTAGAAAAGGTGGAATTATAGCCTTTCATGATTATGGTTATAAAAAAGATGTTACAGATTTTGTGAATAAAAACATAAAACCTAAATATCAAGAGATTGGAAGAGAAAGATATTTAATAATTTTTAGGAAAATATGAAACCTTGTAAAGTAGTTGGTCTGGAAAATGTTACATGGAAATGTAACTGGAACTGTAAACATTGCTTTTTCAGAAGATTTGAAGAATTACATACAAATAAGGATACTCCTTTAGATCAGCTTAAAAGGGAAATAGATGCCGGCAAAAGCCGTGGTTGTGATTCTGTGGTTCTTTGCGGAAAAGGCGAGCCGATGTTACATGATCAAATTGATGAGATTATTAGTTATATTTCAAGAATAGGGATGAAATCTCTGATAATAACTAATGGTAGTATAAGTATTGAAAAATATCAGCGATTATATGATTTGGGATTGGATCATCTTCAGGTTTCTATGCACGGATTAGGGAAAACATTAGATAAAATTGCAGAGAGAAAAAGAGCAGGACAGAAACAAATGGAACTTTTAAAATGGTTAAATAGAAACAATTACCCATTTAGAATTAATATAACACTTCAGCAATTGAATCAATATGAAATTTTCGATATCGTCAAAAAGGCTGCTCAACTTGGGGCATTTCATATTTCTCTTTTGAATTTTCTTCCTCATTATCATTGGAGGTTATATTTGAGAAAAGTGGCGGTTAACCCCGTTGAATTGGTTGATGTTTTAGAAGAGGCGATGGCGTATATGGAAGAAAATAAAATAATTTTTACTCTTAGATATTTCCCTATGTGCCTATTAAAGCCCCATTTTTGGAAATATGTTACAAATGCACGATATGTTTTATTTGATCCCTGGGAATGGGAATATAGACATTACTCAGAAGACATAGAGCGGGTGTGGGAATTTTCAAGCAGATCAAGTAAAAAGGTTGGAATTAAGGGAGAGCCTTGTAATTCCTGCTTGTTGAAAGAACATTGCGGTGGATGGAATAGAACTTACGGAAAAGCATTTGATTTTGAAGGATTAAGAGCTATCAAAGAAATTCCAAGTGAATATAAAAATGTAATAAATAAACGTGGCGGTCTCTTTGATTTGAATCCAGCAAACTCATTAGAAGGAAGCGTTGATTAAGATGATACCAATATTTATAATAACTTGTGACAGATTAGAGGCGCTGAAAAAGTCAATGCAATCTTACTATGATTATATCAAAACACCCTTTGAAGTTGTCATCATTGATTTTGGTTCAAGTTTCGGCCCCATGATTGATTTTCTGAAAAAATTAGAAAATGAAAATATGAAAATATACTGGCAAGACAGAATCAGCTTAAAGGCTGAACTCAATAGCATTGATGGGATTATTCAAAATTATTTCGAAAGTCATCCTAAAAGCAATTATGTAGTGACTGACCCTGATATAGCTTTAGATAATATTGAGGGTAATATTTTGGATGTTTATAGTTATCTTCTGGAAAATATAAAGCAAATCAGCGTAGTTGGCCCGATGTTGAGGATAGATGATATTCCAGATTGTTACCCGAAAAAAGAAAAGTTGCTTTCCGGCGGTTGGCATAAAGATTTTCATTCAAGAAAGATAAATACAATTCTGTATGAAGATAAGATTATAAAATACGTGTTTGCTCCTATTGATACTACTTTCGGGATGATTAGGGCAGGAAAGCGATGGGTAAGGCCGATGCGGGGAGCTAGGGTTCTAGCTCCATATTCAGCAAGGCATTTAGACTGGTATCTTGATCCTGAAAATCTGACAGAAGATCAGAAATATTACATGAAACATGCTTCACGAAAAATTACACATTGGAGCAACTGGAGTATAAAATGAGATGGCATCCATATGGGAATATCGACCCATGTAAAATACCAGATATTGCAGATAAATTGTTAAATGAATACTGGGATATAGCAGAGAGATTAAAAATTAAAACATTTTTGCTTTATGGGAGTTGTCTTGGCTTTGTAAGGGATGGTGGATATATAATCGGCGATAATGATATTGATGTGGGAATATTAGGGGGACTTGAGGAACTTACAGCAGAATTGATTAAAAATGGATTCATAAATAGGCGGACATATGGCAAGAATAGGCATTTCCTTAAATATGGTATATTGCTTGACATTTATTTTGAATTTTCTGATCGAATTTTTCTCCAATCTTTTGACAAAGTGAATTATAAAAATAGAGATTACAATGTTCCCCATCCTGTTGAAAAATATCTCAAGATAAGGTATGGCGACTGGAGGACAAAAAAACTCAGGAAAGTGTGGGAGGGATAATTGACAATATCCATTTTGATTGCAAACTATCAGGGACATGAAGCTATAGAACTCTGCATTGAGAGCATTATTGAACGAACAAGAGGGATTGATTATAAAATTGTTGTCATGGACTCTTCACCTGAAGACTCAGCAGATAAAGAATACCTGAGAAATTGCAATGATATAAAGCTTTTAGAAAGCAAACGCAAGTTGGGACATGGACAAGCCTTGTCAGCACTTTTGAAAAAATGCGATACAAAATTTGCCTGTCTTTTGGATAGTGACTGTGAAATTATTCAGGGAGATTGGCTTTCACTCCTGGCCAATAAGGTTAGGAATGCTAATGATTTGGGCGTTGCAAGATTTAGATGGGGTGGAATTGCAGCAGATGGTCATTGTATAGCCCCCGTATACTGGCCTTGCGTTATGCTTCTCAATGTCAATCTTTACAGGGAATTTGAAGGTGAAGATGATTGGCAGCAAAACGGAATTAGCTATAAGGATTATAAATATAAGCATATATTCGACAAAGCTGGTTATTCTCAGCTTGGGTTGGTGATAACAACGCCAGGTCAAAGAGAGGTCAAAAAGGATAATGTTAGCAGAGATACAGCATGGAGGTTCACCGAAAAAGTGCTTTTTGAGACGAATAACAAATATAAAATACATCCAATGCCTTTGAATTTTTGGGATATAAGGGTTAAACATTATGGAGGCATAACTCGCAATCACTTCCGGCCTGAACATCCCATGATTGCGCCACGATGGAAAGCAATTAAGAAAAATCTCAAAACATTAAGGGTGGTAAATGATATAAATGTATCTATTCTTTCTGTAAATTATAACTGTTTAGATTGGGTGAAGCTATTGGTAAATTCTGTAAGAAAATTTACCGCCCTTCCCTATGAAATCATTATTATAGATAATGCTTCCGAAGATGGCTCTAAGGAATGGCTGGAAACTCAAAAAGATGTTAATACCATTTTTTTAGGGAAAAATATAGGACATGGAAGGGGATTAGATTTAGCTATTAGAACAGCAAGTGAATATTTTTGCCTGGTTTTGGATATCGATGCACACCTTCAACGTAGTAAATGGGACTATGATTTTAAAGAGCTATTTTACTCTGATCCTAAAATAAAACTTATAGCAGCTAAAGGCGGCGATCCTGAAGGAAAATTATATAATGAGGAAGCAGCAAAAAAATGGGTAACAGGCAATCCGAGAACAAAGCCAATCCACGCCTGTTTTCAATTCTTTGAAACAAAATTCTTTATTGATAACAAACTGAGCTTTGCCCCCATGAATGGTTATGATGTAGGGCGCAAGAATTATTATGATGTAATTAATTTAGGTTATAAGGTTTTGAGAATCCCTGCCGGATATGAACCGAATAAAAAGAAATTCTATGATGGGGCGTGGGGAGATGAGTATTATATTAATGATAAGGCGACGATTTATCATAACTGGTATTCCTCGAGAATATGGAAAAAGGAAAAAGTTGATAATCTTACAAGCCAGGAACATTTTAAGAGAAAAGAAATTGTATTCTCTCATCCCTTAGTTAAGGAGATATTAAATAATGAATGAAAATCGCTTTAAAAGTACTGCAATTATGGTTACAACATTTCTGCGGGATGAGTGCCTTTATCGCTGTATTAAATCTATACGTAAATATTACCCTGAAATTGCCATTTTTATCGGCGACAATGGAGAGCCGAATAAGCAAAAGAAGAAATTTTGTCAGCAGCATAAATGCAAGCTATTTGAGTTGCCATTTGATTTAGGGGTGAGTGGAGTAAGAAACGAAAGCCTTAAATTGATACCAAAAAAATATAAAACTATTGTTGTATGCGAAGATGATATTATTTTTACCGAAGGTACTAAGCTTGAGAAGTGGTTAGAGGTGCTGGATAAAAAAGACAAAATCGGAATAGTTGGCGGGCTATTAAAAACTAATGAGGTTAAAGAACAGCATTACGAAGCTAATATAAAAATCGAAAATGATACACATTATATCAATAAAATTGAATATCCGGAGTGGAAAAAAATCGGGAAAATTAAATACTTCCTGTGTGATTTGATACTGAATGTTTTTATGATGAGGCGGATAGTGTGGGAAGGCTGTAAATGGGATAATCAGTTTAAAACAGCATTTGAACATTCAGATTTTTTCCTGCGCATAAAATATGATACACCCTGGAAGGTTGCTTATACACCGGATGTTTGGATGTATCATAAAAAAGACATGGTAATAAAAACAGGTTATACAAAATATAGAGGGCGACCTGCTGGCTGGAAATTGTTTGGGAAAAAATGGAATATAAAATATAGTGTATCATCCTATAATTTAAAAAATCCTATTGCATTTGATTCTATGTTTCCGGATTACAGTATGAAAGATGAGAATTTAGAGCTTGCAATTAATATTCTTAATAAACATAAGTGCAAATGGTGGCTGGAGGCAGGAACATGTTTAGGTGCGATAAGGGAAAATAATTTTATCGGATGGGACCCTGATATAGATATTGGCATGGATGGGCGACATGTTAGATTATGGGAAACCTTTAAAAAAGAATTTCAGGAGGCCGGATTTAGCCTATATAAGGGATGGGAATATAAAGGTAAGAAAACTGAACTAAGCTTTAAAAGAAAAGGCATAAAGCTTGATTTATTTTTCTTTTATCGCAAAGGCAATTTCCGCTGGCATGGTGTTTTTGGGCCCGATGATAAAGGGCGGTGGGGTAAAAATATGATTTTTTATCCGGTTATTTTCTCAGAAAATCTTTTTTTGGATCTCCAGGAAATATTTTTTCGTGGAAAAAGATGTTTCGTTCCTTTCCCTGTAAAACAATATCTTAGGGAACGATATGGAGACAATTGGAGAACGCCTGATAGAAATTATAAATATTGGCAGGATTGCAAAGCCATTAATAAGGATTTTTTTAAAAAAGGCAAAATAGTGACTATGCCGGTAAAAAGCAATTTAAAAAGAACCAAAATAAATAATGCTAAAATAGCAGTTGGTATTAAAACATTTTTGCGGGAGGAGAGTCTTTTTAAAACCATAGATTCGATAGAGGAACATTTATCAATTCCTTATAGGCTCTATATAGCTGATGATGGGGATATTTCCATTGAAAAGGAATACCGCTATCAACAGCTTACAAATGATGGTCATATGATAATAAAACTTCCCTTCAATAGTGGAATATCAGTTGGCAGAAATGAGATTATAAAAAAATCAACAGAGGATTATATATTGATAATGGATGATGATATAGCACTTCAGGATTCAGAATCTATTATTAAAATGAAAAGTGTTTTGGATATGAATAGAAATATAGGTATTTGCTCTGGGATGCTTTTTTCAGAAAATGGCGATTATCTAACAAGCGAAAGCTATCAAAGGGGAGTGCAATTTGAGATTGACCGAGGAATGCTTTTTAGACGCCCAAATGCAAAAAAAATATATAAGGCAATTGACTCTATGTATGTTTATGCTGATCAAGTTGTTAATTTTTTTCTTGCTAAAAGAGCGGTTTTTGATAATGTCATGTGGGACAATAGAATCAAAGTTGAATGGGAACATTTAGATTTCTTTTTGGAATTGAAAAAAACAAAATGGAAGGTGGCAAGTTGTCTTAATGCTCAGGCAGTTCATATGAATTCAATCCATGATTCAAACTATAATTATTTTAGACGATCATCGTCAAATAATTATTTTAATAATAAACATGAAATACACAGGGTTATAAATAGGTTTTAATAAAATGACAACAAGAAAATTAGGATTTTCAGCACTTTTAACAGCAGTTTATTCTCGATTGACAACTCATGCTTTAACCAGTTCATATTCATTTTATAATCATGTACCGGACAATACAGCATACCCATATCATGTTATTGGTATGCTGATGGGAGTAAAATCCGCAGAGTTTACAACTAGAGATACAGAGGGAGAGGACAATGCCTTCCAGGTTGACAGTTGGGTTGATCGGACTTCCGGACTAGGCGACAAAGCTTGTGCGGATATGCAGAATAATATTATTCAGGCGCTTACATCGTCTGTTTTATCGATAACAGGTTATTATAATATTCATTTTTATTTAGATTACGCAGGAATTATGCTCGATCCAGAGAATCCTGAGCTTTTTTTAAGACATGGAATTTTAAGATTTAGGCAGGACATGAGTCCTGTTTAGAAATATATATATTTTTTAGGAGGATATTATGGGAGAAACATCAGGAATGACAGGTCATTTAGCAACCCTCACGGTAGAGGGTGCAGCAATTGCAGAAAGTACGGATTTTTCTTTGCATTGCGGTCAGGCTGTAGTTGATTTGACTAATAGAGATTCTGGTTATTGGCGGCAATTGATTTCTTCAACAAGGGATTGGTCTATGACAGGTACTGGCAACTATTTTACTGGAAACATCGGCAAAAAAGTACTTGTTGAGCATTGGCAGAACCGTGACACTAATATAGGTACTGTTTATATTGATGTTATTTTCACTTTTGCTGACGGTGCTGTGACAGCTACAGGCAAAGCTTTTCTGACATCTTTGGATTTTCCTTCTCCAGATGCCGGAGCTGCTGTGTTCACGTTTACACTTGAAGGAACCGATGCGCTGACTATTTCAGCAAGCTAAAGAAGAAAACGGAGGTAAGAAATTATGCCAGTAGTTAAATCTATACCAATTCAGTTAGACAAAAAAAGGCGACTTTGTTTTGACTTTAATGCCTTTGCAGAGCTTCAGAGAGAATGCGGAGTATCATTTTTTGATTTGCAGAAATTCGTGAGCATTGCTGGGGAAGGTAAAGATAAAAAATCAGGAATAGTATTGCCATTATATGAATTGCGTGGTTTTCTTTGGGCTGGGCTTTTGGACGAGACACCCGATATAACGATCAAAGAGGTTGGAAAAATTCTTGATAATTGTTTTATGAACAATCCGGAAGAGTTGGGCGGGAAATTGATGGATGCAATCATGCAGAGCACATTTTTTAAAAACCCTAAAAAAAAAATAGTGAAGCCAAAGATACCGAAGACTGGAGCAAAAAAGACTACATCGAAGAAAGTTACAACTTAGCCTTAAAAATCGGAATTTTGCCTGGCATATTTTGGAAGCTGAAACCAGTTGAGCTTGCTGAAATAGCGGAGGCGTATTTTGAGAGAGAAAGAGAAAAGGATAAACAAGAGTGGAGACGTGCAGCTTTTATTTCATCGTGGATTATTAACACAGCCGGCAAGACTTATAAAAGGGATATCAGCGCAAATGAATTGGTTGGGTTTAAAGACGAGGTAAAAAAAGAGGCTATAACACCGTTAAACCCAGAGGAAAAGGAAAAAAGAACACAAGAAATGTTACAATTTCATAAGAAGAAATTCTGGACTCTTCTTAAAACGGATAAGGATGGCAAGGTGAAGATTTTTGACGAGGAAGATTACAAAGCTTTGCATGAGAAAAAGAGGAAAAGATAATGAAAGTCGGAGAACTTTTTATTGTTCTTGACACAAAATTAGACCGCTTCTATAAAGGCATGTCCGATGCAGAGAAGGCTATGGTAAAGGTCGGAGCAAGATTTGCCGCTGTCGGCAAGAAACTGACAATGATGGTGACTTTGCCTATCCTTGCCGTGGGGGCTGCTGCTGTTAAAATGGGAGCTGATTTTGAGCAGTCAATGATGAATGCTGCATCAGTATCGGGTGCAACAGGTGAAGAGCTTAAGCGGATGGAGGGGATTGCCCGTGAAATGGGTGAAACTACGGTATTTTCAGCTAAACAATCTGCCGATGCTATGTATTTCATGGCCTCTGCTGGCTGGAAAGTTAATGATATGGGTAGGGCTATTAAGCCGACTCTTGATCTAGCTGCTGCAACTCAATCTAATTTAGCTTTTACTACAGATACGGTCGTGGCTTCTCTTAATCAATTTCAGCTTGGCTCAGGTGATGCAGAGCGAGTAACAAATGTTTTTGCCGCAGCTATCAGCAATTCTCAGGCTACTCTGGAGAAATTAAATACATCAATGACTTATGTAGGGCCTATTTTTAACAGCATGGGAAAATCCGTAGAGGAGGCTGCTGCTACATTGATGGTTTTGTATAATGCTGGTTATGAAGCATCAATGGCAGGAACTGCATTGCGTATGGGAATTGCACGATTATTGAAACCTACATCAGAAGCACAAAAAACCCTGGCAAAATTAGGACTTACTATTGAGGATATAGACCCAACAACTAAACATTTTGCTGATATTATTGAAATTTTAGGTGAGCGGGGAGCAACAACAAAAAATATTATCGAAATATTCGGGGTAAGAGCTGGACCCGCTTTTGCTGCACTCCTTTCAAAGGGAAGCGATGCGATCCGGAAATTTGAAAAAGAAATTACCGGTACAGAAGCTGCTGCGAAAATGGCGGAGATGCAGATAAATACGCTGAAGGGTAGCTTTAAACTGCTTACCTCTGCATTGACTGAGGCTGCAATTCAGATATTTAAGATTCTTGGCCCTGGGATTAAAGACTTAGTTGATAACAAACTCAAGCCTGCTGTTTTGTGGTTCAACAAGCTCTCAGAGGGCACTAAAAAAACAATTATTACAGTCGCTGGTTTAGCAGCCGCAGCAGGCCCGCTTCTGCTGATTTTTGGTAAATTGCTGGTTATTTTGCCTAAAATAAAAGTGGCTCTTGCTGCATTATCAGGCCCAATTGGAATAGTAATTGGGGGACTTGCTATTATTGCAAGTCGAATACCAGGGATAATTGCAGATTTTAAAAATATGGGAAAATCTGTTTACGATTTTGAAAAAGAAACCGAAAATGCTGTTGTATCTCTAAGAGCTTTTTGGGTTGCTATAAAAGATTCAACTTTACATAGCAATGAATTTGCAAATGCTATCCAACGCAATCATGGTGATGTTACAAAGGTTATGAAAAAGTTGGCAGATGGGACACTAAAACATGCAAAAAATCTACAACTTGCCTATAATTATGTAAAGAAAAATGCCGAAATTGCTAAAAAGGCAGCTGAAGAGGCAGCCATTGCAGAGGGAAAATTAAATAGAATTACAAATGCAACAAAAACGGCACAGAGAGGGTTGCGTGAAAGCTATACGATGTTATCCAAGGGGGTTGACGCCTATATTGACAATCTAATAGAAATTGCGAAAATTAAAGGAACTCTTACAGAAGAACGAAAGAAGGAACTTGAAAAAATGCGGGGTGAATTAACTAGCTTGGATTTGCTCTTTAAAGCATATAATAAAATTACTGCCGCATTAAGGGACAAGGCCAATTTAACCCCAAAATTAATTGATCAATTAGAAAAACGTAAATTAGCCCTTGAAGCCTTAATTGATGCCCAGAAAGAAAATTTCGATGAAACAACAAGAATTATCCCCAAAATCAAAGATGAAAGGACAGAAGTTGAAAAATTAGAATCTAAATACTGGGATTTAATGGCAAAAGTTTTTAAAGGTGAAGCTGCCTGGCAAACGTTTATTAATCAGGCTGTAGAGCTAAAGGGCAAAATAAGCGCCTTGAAAGATGAGTTTAGTGACCTTGATATGGCAATTGAAGATGATGCGGAAGAATGGATAGACTTTGGAGATACAGCTAACACTGTTCTTGAAGATATGGGGTATGGACTGGGAAGCATTCCTGATAAAGCTGAGGATGCAGCAAAAAAAACAAAATCTGCCTGGGACGAAATGGCGGATGGTTTGCAAACTAAATGGGCTTCTACGATAAGCGAGGTTCTGAGAGGGGCGACATCTCTAAAGGATGGATTAAAAGGAATCTGGGATGCTGTTGTTGTCCAATTTGCAGATATGGTAGGTCAGATGATAGCAAAATGGACAACTAAATTTGTATCTAATATTCTTACAAGCATTACTGACATTGGCAAAAAAATAACAGATGGGATTGGCGGAGCTGCCACAGGTGCTGCTGGTATAATTACAACAACCGGAACTGCCGCAACCTCTTTATTATCTACGATAGGCGCATTGGGAATTCTTGCCCTTGGCGTGGCGGCCATTTTCAATGCTCTTAAGCCATCAGTAAATTTAGATTATACTAATAGACTATTAGAAGATTTAGTTTGGAAGCAACAGGATGCAATATGTAGAAAGCTTGATTCCTCAAATATTCTCTTAGGCAGAATTTCTAAACTCATAAAAAAGCTCCAGGGGGCCTCATCGGGTGCGGTTATAACATCGCCTCAATTGGTTATGGCACACGGAACGCCATCGGAACCAGAATATTTTATTCCATCAAAAAATTTAAGCTCATTGTCATTGAGTCCATCATCTCCTCAAAATGCTAATTTAAATACAGGGGCTACAATGACTAATATTATAAATATTTACGCTCAAAAACTTGATGACTATACAATAAATACGGCTGCTGAGAAAATATTTGCTGCTGTAGAGAGGCAAGAAGCCAGGAGGGGAGGGCGATAATGGCGAGCACAATAAAACTTGGCGTTTCGGGTTCTGAAATAACAGTAGCGGGCGTTGCAATCTCTATGCCTATTGAATATTCTAAACAATTGCGACGAGTTGAAATGTCAGACGGAAGTAGACGTTGGGGATTTTATGACCAGTTCAGGCGGTGGCGAGTAACTTGCAATAAAACAACTAATGCTCAACTTACATCCCTCATCACAGAGTGGGAACGTAACCAAGTATTAAAATTTCAAAACAATTATGAATCAGCTACATCATATGATGTCGTAATGACTGATTTTTCTTACGAATGTATAAACCCAAACGATACAACAAAATATTATAGGGTAAATTTCGCAGTCGAGGAAACATAATGCAGAATTTACTAGGCCTTGCTGCTGCTGATTTTGAGGTCAAAACCAAGCAGCCCATTTCTAGGCTAGAACTCCAAGTTGACCCTATTGGTTCGTTAAATTATGACAATTTAGTAGGGGCTTTTGATGTGCTTGAGGAAATAACAGGGGGAACATCCGGAGCTACAGCAATAGTGCGATCTGATGACGGATCCACCTTAATTCTTGATAATTGCAGCGGTAAATTTCATGATAATGAGCAAATAACAGGGGGGACATCCGGAGCTACAGCCGATGTAAATCATCCCGACTCAGGCGTTGGGGTAGATTTAGTCCAGAATGGTGATTTTAGTGTAGATACCGACCCGCCCCCAGGATGGGTAGCTGGAACAGGATGTACTTTAACAACAGAGGCGGGGGGTAAAATTGGCAACTGCATGAAAGTTTTAGCAGACGCCACGGGGACAAGATACACGTCACAGGAAATCACTACTGTCATTGGTAAGGTATATAAGGTAACTGTTTATGCTAAAGACATAACTACCGGCATTGACGGAAAGATAAAGATTGGTACTGCTATTGCAGGAGCGCAATATTATGATTCGGGGACAATTACCGCTGATGCCTGGACAGCATATACGGTAATTTTTGAAGCTACAACTACAACAACCTATATTACGCTTTATTGTATAATCGCTTCTCAGGCTTTCTATTTTGATGAAATATCCTGCTATTCATTGTCAGAAAATCTTTGTGATCTTGATAGCAAGAATTATCTCATTGAGGCTAATTATTCGAGCGGGCAACGTGAACTTTCATATTGTCCGATAGCGGCAGAATTTACAGCAATCATAGATGATATTGACGGGAATTTAAACCCAAAAAATGATGAGGGGATATACAATTCCTTTTTTAAAATTGGTAGAAAGGTTAGGTTCTGGACGGGATTTAAAATTGGAGCCTCAGATTATCTCTGGAAATGGTTCGTAGGGGTAATTTCTGATGTCCAGATTAATAATAGTGCAAATCAAATCACCATCAAGGGCTTTGACTATGCACAATATTTGACGGAAGTGAAACTCAAGAGTCCTGATAATTATTGGGGAGCCGTTAAAGACACGGTAACAGTTGCAGATCAGGCTGATTATAGTTTGACTGGTTTGGGGTGCAATGGTGCTTATATCGCATACCTGGATGGTACGCAGATATATGCCCCAGATACCTGGATTTATGATAAGGGCATAGATGATGCCACAAAGAAATTTTGGTTTCTTCCAAGCAGCATACCCGCAGCAAGCGATCTTGAGCTTCTCATTTATTATTACACGTCTCAAGCGCCTGAAAATGTCGTGGCGGATATCCTTGTTACTGCTGGGCTTTATGACGATAGAGCAGCAGCCCTTGCGGCTATGGATTATGAGGCGACTGGGGTAACTATAGACAGGGTAAGATTCAATACCGGAGTTTCTGCGTTATATGCCATTCAGAAAATATGCGAGAGAGTAGATTATGAATTCTTTTTCAAATACGATGGGACGCCTGTTTTTCGATCTATTGCAACTGTAGGCGCTGCTGATTTCACATTCGGGAAAGAACTTATAAGCACTTTTAAATATATCGAAAACATCGATGAGGTAAGGAATCATATTATAATTGAGGGAGAGGAATATTCAACCTATGATCCGCTCTTGCGCATTTTAGACGGTACGGAAATAATGTTTGACCTTGATGATGTACCAGACGGAGACTCATATGTCAGAATGCCATTAACTTCAGTTTCTGCTGGTAAAATTATTATTGCCGGCTGCGATGCGGAAGTCACAGATCGGATGTTCACTAATCCGACAGCCAAAGGTAATATCGAGGCTTGGATGAAAGCCGGAGATACAACCTATATAGATGGTGGATTTATATATACAAGTTCAATAGTCGTAGCTGGATTGAATGCTGCCGTAACTGATAGAATGTTTGGCAGCAGCACAATCAAAACCAATATCGAGGCTTGGAGACATGCAAGCGATACTACACTTATAGACGGTGGAGACATTTATACAAACTCGATACTTGCTAATTCAATCGCAGCCAAGACCTTGACTCTTGGTGAAGTATCCGATGATGCTTTTACGGAAATAGGACATCAAAACCTCATAAAGAACAGCGTTTTTAACTATGATGGACAGAATATAGACGAGCCCGTTCATTGGCATTTAACAGTAGGCGGAACCTGGGAGAATCATTTTGCTTGGAAAGCCACGGCACCCTACAAAAAATACCCCTGGGAGTATGCTTATAATTCTCACCAAGCAGCAGAAAATAATGATGGTGCTGGCGTAATCTTATTGGCGGGTGATGAATATATCCCTGTCGAGAGAACAGACCCGTATACTCTCAGCGTATGGGTAAGAAAAGTTTCCTCTAGTGATGTCATTAAATGGTATCTTGGATTATTTTTTTATGATTCTGATAAAGTCGCTTGCGATCCTGCCATTGGCTACCCTACTTCAATGGAGGCTATATCTGACACTTCTGATTCATGGACACGTTATTCGGGGACTTTCGGGCCAAATAGTGATGATTATGACGTAGCCTTTCCTGCGGATTGTAAATATGTGCGAATTAGATTTTATCCGATATATCATCCTGCGGCTGGGACGAGAGTATCATCATTGGCCACAGGCTTACAGTTTGAGCCAGGAGATAAGCTTACGAATTGGAAGCCACATCAAGTACCTGAAGAGTGGATGCATGGGGCTGACGCAACTTATATTGATGGGGGGAAAGTATATACTAATTCGATTACCACTAATCAATTAAAAATTAGCGACAGTGACAATGTTGATGAAAAATTACTTATATATCAAGGAACCGATGTTACTGAATTAATAGATTATAAGGGAACAGGCGTTAACCATCAAATTACAAATTGGGGAGGATGGGGTTCTATAGAAACGGATACATTTTTAACTCAAAGGATAAGTGACCCAGATAGAGGTGGGATTTGGTGGTGCTCCCTAGCCGATGGTTTAGTCTGGGCTTCTTGGGCTGTATATGCTTTCATGAATGCTTATGCCGCTACAGTTAAAGATGGTACTACTTCGACTGTTATAGTAGAAGAACCATTATTGGGTGATGCTACTAATCATACTTATGGTCATTGGAATGCTAATGCAAACATCTGGGGGATTAGAACTGTTCCTGCTGGTGCAAATGAAAAAATGGTCTTTTTTGTGGATGAAGATGGTGATTATTTTCATGATGGGGCGGGTTCAGGATTCCAAGATGAAGACGATATTCAATTGGTTAAAGAAGTTGAAGAAATACTTACCTCAAAGATTTCAAGAACTAAAATGAAAGAAAAAGATGTATTTAAGAAACATAAAATTGTCCATGTAAGTGAGGTTGAAGAAACGTTTGGTGCTTTAAAACCAGAAGACAGAAAGAAATTAAAGGGATACAGAAGGACAAGATATAAAGCTGATGGAAAAGGAACGAGACTTGATAGATATATTTCAGGCAAAAAAATGAATCTGCTTTTTATGGGAGCAATACGCCAACTTGAAGAGAAAAATCAGACTCTTAAAGAAAGAATAGATAAATTAGAGGCGAGGTTAAGGTAAATGAAATTATTAATAATATTATTGGCTGTTATATTAATCATAGGGATTGTTTTATTTTACCGAAAGGCTTCAACCGGAAACCCCGATCCCGACCCAATTAAACCGCCTGAACCGCCTGAACCGCCTGAACCAACGCCGCCCGAACCGCCCGAACCCCCCCCAACACTGAAGCCCGCTAAGCTTGCAATCCATGATGGTGTTCTCTGTTATAAAGATGGCGGTACAGAACCCATTATATTGATTGGTTGTTCACGTTGGAAAGCATTATTTTTAGAGAAAAAATGGTGGAACAACTGGGGAGTAGCAGATTTAGAAGAGTATGAAAGTGAACTGATTAAATCTGGGATTAATTATGTCCGACATGGTATATGTAAGGACATGGGGCTATGGCGACAACATTGTATAAAGATGGGTAAAAATGGGATTATCGTAGAGGTGGGACTTTATAATCACGGGCTTATAGACCAGATGGGTGATTATCGTCAGGCGGTAGATGCTACTATAGATTTGCCGAATGTATTTTATGACGCTCACAATGAATTTTGTGCCGTAGATAATATAAACAAGGTAAGGGAGATAATAAAATATGTAAATGATAGGGGTGGTATCTGTTCGGCGGGAGCTTGGGGGCATTGCACCAATGGGCGGGAATATTCAGACAGATTTGATCCGATAAAGAGCGATAACCAAATTATATCTATTCATAGAGAGTGGACAAAAGACTGGATTAAACAATATTTAGGATATGATAAACCAGTTATTCGTAACGAATATTTCGACATAGACACGAGCCTGGGATTTGCAGGTATGAAGCGGATTATGAAAGAGACTATAGAGGCTGGAGGGCAGGGATGCCAGTATTATATGTTTGATTATAATTGGAGAGAACGGTTGAGGTTTGCAGGAAGTTATTGCAAAGAAATAAATCGGAGATAAAAAAAATGAAAAAATTAAGAATACCGAAAAAAGACGGGACTTATAAGGAAATAGAGTATGACGAAACTGCCCCTTGTATTGGCTGTGGCAAGCCTGTGCTTAATGCGTCATGTGGAGGAGTAGATATTTGCCCTGAATGTGATGGTGGGGAGATATATATAGGTTCAGTAAAATTGGAGACAAAAATATGAAAAAAGAACTAAGCAAGGTACAGCAATATGCTATTAGGGCTGCAAAAAATGAGGCCAGGCAGGTTCAAGCAGAGGTGCAAGAACTTTTAAACGAAATAGCAGTCGAACTCGGGATAAGCCTTGATAATCCAGGTGAACAATGGAGCTTGTCTAATGACAATCGATTTCTTGAAAGAAAGGACGTCCCAGCTATTCCAAAAAAGACAATACCAAATGGGAAGGGTAAAAAATAATGGCCGTAATATATAGCAAGCCAGAGCAGACGGAAATCTTCAAATTTAGGGGATCAGCAGAAGCCTCGGATGCTGATAAAGCTTTAGTCGGAGGGGAGAAGTCTTTACAGGTCGATAATGTACTCTTCCAGAGCGATGCGGATGCTGGGAATATGGCAACGGCTTTATTAGCTCGCCTAAAGGATAAGAAGGAATATCTCGAGGTAGTCTCCGAATTCTGTCCAGTTCCTGTAGAGATTCGTGATTCAATTACAGTGGAGGAGAGAGTTTCGGCGACAAAAGACGTTAATCATACGGGGCTTTTACGTGGGATCCGGCTGTCTGTGACCCCGACGAATCAAACCTTGACGCTGACTTTAGAGGAATAAGATGAAAAACCTGCTCAAAACTATGCTAGGGATAACGATTGGATTAGCTTATGGGGTGATTATTTTCCCAGTTTTTTTGCTGATATACCATAACAGAATAGAGCCACGGGAAGATAAAAATTAAAAATTGCCCTCTTTTACCTAAAACCGACTCTTTCATTTCAATTTATTTTAAATTAATTTACCCCTCTAACTCTATATAAATAAACAAGTTATGGCTATCCCTGAAAATAGCTCGAATTTAGGGGTTGACAAACATTGCTTTATATACTATATTATATATATAACAAATGAGACATCAAAGGACAAGGAGACACGAGACAAAAATCATGGTAAACAGGACGCACCAACCAGCGGAGAAAAATACTGAAAAATCCAAAAGACCTTCGGGCATTGGTAGACGTTATGTCATTAGTAGGTATCGAGTATTTTGGACTGGGGGCGTGGAAAGAAGTAAAGCCTCATTATCGGATTTCAATGATAATAGGAGCTATGTAGCTCTCAACGAGCCTGACACAGTTGATTGGGCGTTGGATACTTCTTGTCCTTTGAATATCAAAAGGAGAAAATAAAATGAATTTAAAACAATTATTAAACCAGGTCCCAACGGAAAAAATCTATTGTGAAAAATGCGGGAAAATAACCCTACATGAAATTTATGCTGGTAAAAAATTATGCTTACAATGTAAAGCGGATGAGTTTGGGAAAAAAGTTGATGAAAATAAAAAAAAGGGATGGTATTAAAATGAATGAAAATGAAAAACAAACTTATGAGGTTGACCAGGCTATGTTAGGCCATTTATTTTGCGGGGACTTTGACGATCTTGTGAATTTTTGTAACATATTTGAGGCTGAGCTGGGAGTAGATCATAGGGAATATATTAAAATAGTCCCGGTTGAGGCTTTTAATGGGGCAAGGAGCCTTAGTGATGTTTTTTTCCCAGTAACAGCGTGGAATAAAGCTTTGGATAAACACGCAAAAACCTATCCTGGCGCCTGGGCTGTTTAAGGAAAATAAAAGGAGAAAAAAAAGGATGAAAAAAAATGATAAAATTTTTTTATATTGGTTAGAATCTACTATACAAATATCTGCAAAAAACCTCATTAATAGAAAATTAAATCCAAAAGAGTTGAGATTTCTCAAGGAAAAGATAATCACAACAACCCATAATCTCATAGTTAAAATCGGGTCATCCGGTGCGGGGCAATGAAAGAGAAAAAGAAAACCAAGAAAATCAAGCTGTCTGCGATAGATAAAAAAGTATTGAGCGTCTATATCCAGGAGCGCAAGCGGATCGGAGAGAGGAAAAGAAGGCAATATCGATTAAATTATATGAGGTGATAAATGGACGAATTAACTGAAGGATTTTACTCTACCGTAACAAGGCTTGCAAAGCTGGAGAAAGATGCGGAGAAAAAGAAGGTAGGGATGAAAAATATAATTACGGAACTAAGCCCTGAAGAAGAAAATATAAAGCTAAAAAAGAAAATAAATGACCTCAAAGAGACCTTGATAAATTACAAAATAGCACATAGAAAAGGAAAGAATTCTGCTCTTGACAACGCTACAAGAGAATTTCATAGAGGGTCTTTTATCGCTGCTGCCTATGTTTTAAATTTATTAAAAAGGAGATTTGGATGAAATTAAAAGGTTCTTTTTGGGAAAATATTACGGTTCTTGTAATAGGTATAGGCACAGTGGTGCTTTGTCTTGCCCAGGATAATGTATTAGCAGCAATAATAACTTGTTTATTAATTGTGGTAATAACTAAAGATAAGGAGAAAAAATAATGGCAAATTTGGAGGAGCCGAAAAAAATAAAAAAACATTACACGACATATTCAGAGGCTAAAAAAGTATATAAAAAACTAATGGGGTTTGACTATACTTTTAAACGAAGCATGACTGAGACTGTTCATATATACGAAATCAATCAAGATAAATATTTCGTAGGCACTTATTCTGAATTATTAGATAAAACTGGATATGATTATATTGAGACTATCCCATTTTAGAAGGGGGATAAATGATAGAAATAACTCCAGGATTGAAAGGCAAAACAAAATATGGAACTCCAGTTGAGATCCTCAAGGAAATTGAGCCTTTCCGGTATAATGGAAAAGTAGAGCTAAGGCGTGCTGAGGTTGTATTCTTTGGTCGGCATACTGGACAGCTTATAATAGATATGAATCTTAACAATATAATGTTTGGAAAAACGGAGGATTAAATAATGCCAATTAAAATTGAAACGACTTGTGATAGCTGTCAGAAACAACTTGAGGAGGGCAATCTAGTTTATTGCAGGGATTGTTATAGTAAATTAGAGGGTGGCTTAGCCGGCTGTGCAGAGAGAGTAAAAGAATTAGAAGATAAAATAGCCGGATTAGAATGGGATTTAAAGACAGCAATATCAAAGCTGCCAGATTAATTTTTTAATAAAAAGGGGGAAAGATAAATGATAGAAATAACAGCAATGGCTATAATCGCAGCGCTAATTTTCATTGATTTATTGATTGTAATCGGGCTGCTCTGGAAGGCTATTTTTAAATCAAAGAAGAGGAAGAGGCGGAAGGGGTGAGATTGGGGGTTGACTTTGTGCTATAGAGGCTATATAATAATCGTGTACATGAATGATATAGAAAAAACGGAGGTTAAATAATGAAAACCACAAAGAAAGCACAAAAAGCCCTTAAATTTAAGTTTCATAGAATTTGCCGATTAGAAGAATGCGAAGTTAGTTTTGATACAAACAGGAAAGAACATTATTTTTGTTGTACAGAACATCAGCAGGAGTATTGGAAACGGATAAGATGCGGAGATAGGACTATTATTTCAGAGGTTTCAAGACAAGGGAAGGAAATTGAAGAAATCAAAGCTAAATTAGAAAGGTTGGGATAATGAGTACTTTTATAGAAGATATTGAAAATGTAATTGATTCCCATTTCCCTTGTGGGAAAATTATATCAATTCCAATAAATAAGTTATTTTTTCGTCATCTTTGTATAAGGGGAATTTATATACTATATTCAAATAAAGATATTATTTATATTGGCTGTTCAGGTGGCATAGGTAATAGATTGAGGAGTCATTGTTCATTAAATAGCCCATATTCAGATGAAATTATGAGAATAAAAATTATTAGAATTGAAAATGGAAAAGAATTATTAATAGTTGAGGCACAATTAATTGAACAATTTAAACCTATTTATAATAAAACAAATAGGAACTTTGAAAATGTTCTTTGGTTAAATAATTTTGATATAAATAAAATAATCTCACAAATTAAGCTTGGGATGGATAAATGACTACTCTATATAAAATAAAAATTAAACTATCCGGATCGAATTTTACAGGAACTATGCAGAAGAAAAAGACTAATAAATATCGCATAATGAAAGCTACTGGCATATCTTATCAAACATTGAGCAACTGGGAATCCGAGCGATTTAGGCCCAGCGACAAATATGCTGAAATTGTTGGACGTTTCCTGGGTCTGATACCGGATGATAACAGAATTATCGAGCTTGAAAAAAAACAGGCTAAGATCAAAATTGAATTGGAGCGGTTAAGATGATTCGGCTAATCATAGCCTTATTATTAGTAATTGATATATTCTTTATCTTTAAAGGCCGGAGCATGATATTGAAACTGGCCTGGAAGCTTGATGAGGCTTTAAGGGAATTGAGGAAAAATAATTAAAATGGAGGAGATAAGATAAAATGTCATATGAATTAGATACGGCTGCGTTTATGGAGCTAATTGATAATTTTTTAAAAGTTTATTCAAACGAATTTGAAGATAAAAAATTTAAACAAAAATTTGCGGAAATGATGAGATTTAATTTTCTACCCCATATGTTTGGATCTGGCTTTTTTTTCGGGACACATGATCATCAATTAGCAGAAATCTATATTACCGCAGTCTATCAGAGAAAGCAAATTAAAAAATTAATGAAGCAAATTAAAAAATTAAAAGAGAATATATGAAAATAATTAAAATGGAGGCTATATGGAAAGATTTTAAATTGGGTAAAATTTTTGGTAGAGAAAAAGCCCCCCAAAAAAGGAGTTAAATGGGGGACTCAAAAGGATGAAAATCTATCAATATAGCTAATATATATTGTTGGTTATTCATTGTCAAGGAGAAAAAAATGAATGAAGAAAAAAGACTTATTGAGATTAATGGAGTAAAGTTTGAGGTCGATACTCGCCAAATGAAGCGAGTCGACAGGTTCAGAGTTGGAGATAGGGTTAAGGTTTTAACTAAAAAATACACCGATACCTTTGAAGTCCATAGCGGAGTAATTGTTGGATTTACTTTATTCGAAAAATTGCCAACGGCAACTGTTGTTTATCTTGATATCTCTTATAGTGAAACAAAACTCGTATTCTTATCTTATAATAGCGAATCTAAAGATGTTGAGATTGCAGGTGATTATGACGAAACATTGCAGATTAATAAGGGTGAAGTTGTAGCTCAACTTGATGATGAAATTAAAAAGAAAAAACAGGAAATAGAGGAAATTGAACGCAAAAAGGCATATTTCTTAAAGCACTTTACAATGTATTTTTCTGATATCAAGTAAAGGAGAAAAAATGACAGTTATCAAAAAAAAGGATTCCAAAAAAAGTTTTAAATAAAGGAGAAAATAAAATGAGTATTTTTAAAGTTGGAGAATTAGAAATGGCTTTTCTAAAAATGGGAATGTATGGCGGGGCGGGAAGCGGGAAGACGTGGACGGCTTCTGATATTGCCATAGGTTTACATGCTTTTACTAAAGCTAAAAAGCCGGTATATTTCCTCGATACGGAAACAGGAAGTGATTTTGTGCTGGAGAAATTTAAGGATGCTAAAGTTAAGCTTCTTGTAGCAAAATCAAGAGCGTTTAAGGATCTGATTGCCGGAGTTGATGAGGCTGAAAAGAAGGGTTCAATAATAATAATCGATTCAATAACACATTTCTGGAATGAATTAATGGACGCCTATCAGAAAAAGCATAATTTATCCAGGATAACTTTACGTCATTGGATACCCCTAAAACAGACCTGGAGAGAGTTTACAGAGAAATTTGTAAACTCCAAACTTCATATAATCATGTGCGGTAGGGTAGGCGATGTCTGGGAAGATATTGAAGATGAGGAAGGCGTACTTGAAACAAAACGAACTGGAACTAAAATGAAGGCTGAGGTTGAGACTGCATTTGAACCATCTCTTCTTGTAGAGCTTGTAAAACACCGCACATCAGCAAGGGCGGGGGCCGGCTGGGTCCATAGAGCCTGGGTTGTAAAAGACAGATTTGATACTATTGACGGGAAACATTTTGATGATCCTGGATTCAAGGAATTTTTACCGCACATTAAAAAATTAAATATTCATGGTAAACACAGGGCTCTTGATTCTGAGCGTAATTCTGAGGACATGTTCCCAGATAATAACAGATATGATAGAGGGAGAGAACATGATATTATGATTGAAAAAATTGAAGCAGAGATTCACCTGCTTTGTCCAGGATCAGCTCAAAACAGTGATGTCAAAACTGCCCGACTGAAACTCATGCAGGAGATATTTAACACTAAATCAAAAAAAGAAATAAGCGGAATGCAAACTGAAATTTTAATTATCGGCTATAAGGCTTTGAAGAATAAATCATTAATCAAGGCTAAGGTCGAAGAAGAAAAACCTAAGAAAGAGAAGGAGAAGAAATAATGACTATAGCGGCAATATTAAGTTATTGTGATGAGTGTAGGAAAGATATGGAGGGAGGGGAGCTTGTTTTTTGCAGCACATGCTGTAGCAAATTGACAGAGAAGATAGCCAGCTTAAAAGATAAAATTTTTAGCTTAGAATATGAAATAATCGTATTAAAAAAGGAGAAGAAATGAATGAAGAAAAAATTAAGGAAGTTTTTGGATTAGACCCCGAAACAATTGGGCTTAGGTATCGGAATTATCAAGTTTTAGATTCAGATGATCCCTATGAAAATATAGCTAAAGCGGGCTACCTTGCTATATGTGCGAGGGATGGGGCTTCAAATGAGCCAGATTGCACAGTGGGTAGATACCCTAATTATGTTGGTACTTTTTGTGATGATTTTGATTATACATATCGTTACTATATTTTCAAACCATTAAACAAAATTAAAGGAGATAAATAATGAAATTACCAGATCATCAACCGAGAATGTTACCGGAAGGAACCTATACTTTTATGCTTTCAGAGGAACCTGAAAAGCGAAAGCGATCCGGCAGCCAGGGGGATTTTGTAACCGTATTATTCAAATTTAGGGTTACCGGAAACAATGAGGAAAAACGCTGGCATGCTGAATCTTTTATCCCTTGGGATGAGCGTTATGGCCAGCTCCTAAAAGCTTTGGGCGGGAAGGAAAGGGAAGATGGCACAATTCATCTAAGCGAGAACCTTGATATTGTCGGAACTTCATTTAAAGCGAATATTATTCACGTAGAAGACGAGAAGGAACCGGGGAAAAAATGGGCAAGATTGGCTAATATTCAAGTTGAAGGTGATGATGTTAATGATGATGACGGGGAAGAAATCCCCTTTTAACATGGCAAACCAGGGCGCAGGTGGTTTAACAAACCGCATATCCCCTCCTTGACACCTTTTTTGCCTGCGCCCTTTTTTTTCTTGACAAATGATATTGGATTTTATAGTATATGAGTATGAGCTACCAAGAAAATGAGAAATAACAATAAAGCCCGTCTTGTAGTCCAATCTTTTCTGCCATATCGGCAGACTTGGTGGCTCAGCTGCAGGCGGGCTTTTTTTATTTTAGGGAGAAATAAATGAAGCCAATAGAATTTAAAGAATCAAATCAAACACTGATGAAACCAAATAGCATGGCAGACGAAGAATGCGGAGCGTTGCCTATTTATACAGATGGAGCAAGTTGCTTAAGCTGTTGGAAAGTGACCTTTGTTGAAAGATTGAAAGTCTTGTTTTTTGGTAAGGTTTGGGTCTTTGTTCATAGTGGGGCAACCCAGCATCCGATTAGTTTAAATTGCTGGAAAAATGCTTTTACGGGAAGAAATGAAAAATGAACAATAAAATAAGCCCGTTACTGGTATTCAACTTGCTCTATCCAGAGCGATCCCTGATGTCTTAGTTGGAGGCGGGCTTTTTATATATTGGGGGGAAGAGATAAAATGCTAAAAAAAGCAATACAAACTTGTCCTGATTGTGGAGTTAAAGAAGGTGAGCTGCATTGGCGAGGTTGCGATATGGAAAGATGTCCAAAATGTGGAGGACAAAAACTTCAATGTGATTGCAAGCTTTCTGATAACGAAAGAGAGCCATTTTTATTATACCCTACAATATGTGTAAGATGCGGTAAAATGTGGCCGGATTTAAAAATGATTGATAATGAAAAATGGAAAACAATTTGTGGGGTTACTTATAATATAAAAGATATCTTATGTACAAAATGTATGGAAAAAATTGCCAATATTAGAGGTATAGAGTTAAAGGATTAAGAAATGAAAGAACGTGATTCTAAAATGAAATGGTTTCCATTCTGGACGGATAAATGGATATTTGGTTCAATGCGGATTGAATGTACTATTATTGAACGTGCTATATGGATTGATTTATTAGCACTTGCGTCAAAAGATAATGGATTTATAAGAGCAAATGAGGATACGCCGTATTTAATAACTCAACTTGCTGGAATGTTAGTAATTAAAGAAGATCAGTTAAGGAATGCTATACATAAATTTATAAGGATTGGTAAATTAGGGAAAGAGAAAAGTGGAGTTTTATATATCATTAAATGGAATAAATATCAGCTATCAGAACGGCATAAAAGACGGATAAAAAAAGATATAATTAATGAAATGGCCGGAAATGAGGACATACCGGCCGGAAAAAAGGACGCCTATAAGAATAAAGATATAAAGAATAAAGATATAAAGAATAAAGATATAAAACATATACCCGAAAAACCAACGACTAAAAAAACCGAATTAGAAGAAGAATTTGAAGAATTCTGGAAAGGTTATAAAGCTATGGGAAACCCTAAAAATCCGGTAGGGGACAAAGGGATGGCTAAAAAAGCATTCAAAACGCTACGAAAAAAAATAACTAAAGATGAGTTAATAAAAGCACTTTGGGGGGAGGCTGATTATTTAAAGCATGAAAGGCTGGTTAATAATTTCGATAAAAGGAAAAAATATGCTTCAACCTGGCTGCGATCTGATAAGTGGAGGGAGCATAAGGATTTTAAATATAAAGTGAGGTTATAAAATGAGAAAAAGAAAGGGGTGGTACAAAAAAGCAAGAATTAAATTTGTGTGGAAAAGAGTATTTAGTTATACATACGAAAAAGATGTTTTATCTTCTTATATGATTGAAGTATATCGAGATACGGTAGAATTTTCATATTCTACAAAGGATGATTGGTATCAAAGATTGAAGAAAATAGAAAATAAGGGGTTTATTGGTGGATTTTGGTATGCAAGGGCTTTGAGTAAAAAGCATATTGGTAATTTTTATTGGGATAGAATCCTTAAAGAAGAGGTTATGAAATGAGAATTGCATTGTTTATTATTATTATTTTTCTTCAAATGATATTACATGGATTAAAGATAATACCAAACTCTTTGATTGGTTTTATGTCTGGGGTTGCTTATATTTGTTTAATAAATGATTATTTTAAAAATAAAAAGAGTAATTAAGGGAGAATAAAATGAGCACAAAATCATTCAAAAGTAAATATTTACATGAAAAATTTCCAGGAGTTTCAACTTTAGAATTTAGAGCAAGAAATGATTTTGCTTCTGATTATTTATCAGAAAAAGGCTCCAGAGAAATTAAATATATGCTTAGAAGAACATTAGAAGATATGAGGATTCGTCTTTTATCAGAATTTGATAATGCTTTTATGGAGCTTGAAAGGGAATAAGTAAAATGAATAAAATATTCCCGCTTAAAATAGTGTATAGGAGGCTAAATTGAATATTTTAACGATTGATGGATAATTCAGAAAAAAATGATAAAATCACTTGACTTTTGTATTAGATTTTTATAGAATATTATTATGAGACGCTGGATAAATGAAAGCAAATAAAAGCCTGTTTATAGTATCTGTCTTGCTCAATCCAGAGCAATTCCAGTGTCTCAGCTGTGAACAGGCTTTTTTATATTGGGATAATTATGAAAAAAATTTGTAAGGAATGTGGAGAACTTAAAGAACATTGTGCTAAAGGGATGTGTAAAAAATGTTACTGTCAGAAATATTGGCTTGAGAATAAAGAGAAGATAAAGGCACGCCATAAAAAATACCGGGCTGAAAATTCAGGAAAAAGAATTAAATATAGGCTTGAGAATAAAGAAAGCATAAAGAAGTGTAATAGAAAATATTATCTTGAAAATAAAGAAAAGGTGAAAGCACATGTTGAGAAATACCGGGTTGAAAATCCAGAGAAAATAAAGGCGTATAGTAAAAAATATTATGGTGAAAATAAAGAAAAAATAAGAGAATATCGGCAGTCATTTAAGGGTAAGTTAAACAACAGGCAAGCTCATATAAAAAGAAGGGCTAATGGGCGAGTAAGAAAAGGTGTAATCGATAGAGTAATCAATGCCAATATTTTCAAGTACGGGGTCATAACCTGCGAAAATATAAATGGCAAAAAGGAAGATGGGCATTATGAGCATTGCGAGAATGGTTTCCACATAGATCATATCGTGCCCATAAGTCGAGGCGGAAGTAATGATTATAATAATCTTCAAATTCTCTGTGCTTATTGTAATCAAAGCAAGCAAGCTAAAATAATGGATTATCGAGAAAATAGTAATAATAATCAATTATATTTGAGGTGAATAAATGAAAATATTCGCAATTGATCCAGGATTATCTACAGGATGGGCTGTTTTTTTTAACGATATGAATCGCATTGAATCTGGAGTACAGACATTTAGAACAAGGCGGGGGGAGAGTCCGGGGATGCGATATTTATATTTCCGGACCTGGTTAGATAGAATAATAAAAAGGATTAAACCGGATTTGATAATTTATGAAATGAGCCATTTAAGGGGTGGCGCTGCTACTCAAATACAAGTCGGGCTAACATCAAGGATAGAAGAAATATGCAGTATATTAAAAACAGATTATATGAAAGTCCACTCCGGAGCGGTAAAGAAATTTATAACCGGTTCAGGTAAGGCAAGTAAAAAAGATATGATAAAAGCTGCTAATAAAATATTTAAGAATCAGAAAAGAAGTCCAGGGAGAGAGATAATTTCAGATGACGAGGCGGATGCGGTTTGTATTTTAGCTTGGGGAATAAATGAATTCGAAGATAGAGAAAAATGAGGGATTAAAATGAGAAAATCAGAGCTAGAAGACATGATAGATAATTTAAAAAATCAGGTAATCCAGTTGGAAAGGGATAGGGAGGATTTATATAATCGGCTTGAGGCTATGGCGGAATGTTTAAATCTTGAATTTGTACCGGAAAAAACAATCAAGCTAAAATATGAGAAAATAATAGGAGGGTAAAATGAGCTTAAAAGAATCAATTGGCTGGACAGATAAAACATGTAATCCGATAAAGGGTAAATGCAAGGGAGGATGTTGGTATTGCTATACCCTTCCGATGTATAAAATGGGGCGATTATCTGAGCCTATTCGACTTGAATTATCAGCTTTCGATAGGCTTCCAAAGTCTCCCAGGAAGATATTTCTCTGCTCGACCCATGAATTATTCGGGAGCTGGATTCCAAAGGATTGGAGGGATAAGATATTTAAGAGAATGGAGGATTTTCCCCAACACACCTTCCAAATCCTAACTAAAATGCCTGAGAATATTGACCGACCTATGCCGGATAATGTGCATTTGGGGGTGAGTATTACGGGCATGGGTGACCAAGAAAGGATGAGTTATCTTCATAGGATAAAGGCTAAAATTAAATTCATTTCATGGGAACCACTATTTAGCAATCCACTTCCGCCAGGATGGAGCATTCCAAAATGTGTTAATTGGGCGATCGTTGGAAAATTATCCGGCTACGGAAAGAAATATGACCCGCAAATAGAATGGATTAAGGCTATTGTTGGCTTTTGCCAAAATGCAGGGATTCCGGTTTTTTTAAAGAATAATTTAGCTAAAATATGGGGGCCAGTTTTAGGCCCTTTGATACAAGAATGGCCAAGAGATTGACAATATGATATGGAAATTATATAATATATTTGGATAGTATAATGGTAGGAAATTTAGCTTGAGAAAAAACCCCCTATTAGGCATGCAAGTCAATTCTGCCTTGTGCTATCCATTGCTGAACGGGGGTTTTATTTTTAATATGGCTGGATATTATGTAAGAACACAAGAACATAAAGAAAAAATGAGCAGAGCTTTAAAGGGAAGGAAAAATACATGGATAAAAAAGGGAAGAAAGGTTACGTGGGGAGTAAAAATAAGTGAAGGGAAAACAGGCAAAATGTTAGGGGCAGACAATCCCGCATGGAAAGGTGGCAAGATACAAAAAGAATGTTTGTTTTGTAAGGTAAAATTTCAAGCCGAACCACACAAGAAGGATAAAAAATTTTGTTCAAGAAAATGCAAAGGCTTGTGGCAAACTGAAAATCTAAATGGAAAAAATAATCCATGTTGGAGGGGTGGAACTACTGCCCTAATTATAAAAATAAGAGGTTTAAAGAAATATGCATCGTGGCGTGAATCTGTATTCAAGAGAGACGGCTATATCTGTCAAAATTGCGGATTTTATAAAGGAAATATACTGGAAGCCCATCATATTATTTTTGTGAGTGATTGCATCAAAAATAAAAATTTAGAATTAATTTTTGATGTTAATAATGGGCTTACATTATGTAAAAAGTGCCATAAGAAAATACACCTAAAAAACAATCTCAAGGAAATCTGGGGTGAGAAACTTATACAAGAATTTCCGACAGGAGGATAAGATGAATAAGGAACATTGGAAAAGGACGGATTGTACCCATATTCTAAGCTGTAGGCATTGTCTAGGGCATAATTGTTTGGAATATACGATGCCTTGTATACCGCTTAAAGAAATGGATGGGGGACGAATAAAAATACTCGTATTTGGAGACAGATATTGGAATTATAATTTAGAGCAAAAACGTGTGCGCTATGTAGAGTCATGGCGAGTAAAAAAGAGGAGATAAAATCCTGATTATTATATTTTCTAACGTTAAAATAACAGAAGGATAAAATGAATAAAGCAGAAAAAAAAGAGTACGATAGAAAATATTACATTAAAAACAGAAAGAAAATAAAGGAACGGGAAAAAATATGGTATATTGCCAACAGAAAAGAGATATTGGAAAAGCAGAAAAAATATAACGCTGACCATAAAGAAGAAAGAAAAGTATACATAAGAGAATATCGTGCAGAGAATCCATGGGAAAATCATCATCACCTTGCAGAACAGCGTTGTAATAATCCCAATAATAAAGACTATAGATATTACGGTGGCAAAGGTATACAGTTTAAGCTCACAAAGGATGAGGTTAGGACTCTATACCTCAGAGATAACGCTTCTGAAATGGTGCGACCATCTATTGACCGGATTTATACCGATAGACACTATGTGTTTGGTAATTGTAGGTTTATAGAAATAGTAGAAAATATTACTAAAAGACATATGGAAAACAAAAGGAGGGTAAAATGACGAAGGCGTGGTGGAAAAAACGAGCTTTAGAATGGAAAGAGAAATATTTGGATATGCGACATTTAAGGAATATATGGAGAAACAAATATCAGAGCTGTAAGGAAGAACTTAACGAATGCGGAAGACGTCTTACAGATTGTGAGGATGACCTTAGGGAATGCAAGGGAGAACCTGATCCCAACCCCACTCCCGACAAAAAGCTTACAGTTGAGAATGGCAAGATATTATATGGCGGAAGCCCCATTAAGCTCTGTGGTGTATCCCGCTGGGAAGCCCTATGGCGGGCAACGGGTGAACATGGCTATCCATATGACTGGGGGCAGTACAGCCTTGAGTGGTATGAAAATAAACTTATAGAGTCGGGCATAAACTATGTCAGGCATGGAGGGATTAGGAATACCAATCTTCTTTATAACCATTGCAAGCGGATGAAAGATGCTGGAATTATAGTTGAGGTGACTGTGTTTAGAGCACACAAAAAATCAAAGGGATTATTAGTTGAATTAGATGAAATGGGAGAGCTGGCTAAGTTGGGTAATGTATTTTTTGATATCAATAATGAATTTCTTGATGAACCAAAGAATGTAGAAATGGCTATAGATGTAGCTAAATGGTTAAAACACCAGGGTTGCATTATAAGCGGTGGGGCATGGAGTGGTCTCAAGGGATTGAGGCAATCAATTGATTTCCATAATCTATATAATGGCTTGGATATTAATAGCCATCACCGAGCTTGGCAAGAAGCCTCATTCAGAGAAGATGTGCGAAGGGGGAAACCAGTGGTCTTCAATGAATTCTTTGCCTTTCGCTCCGGGATGAGCCTTGCCCGAACTAAGCAGATTATGAATCTTGCTTTTAAATGTGACATTCAAGCAGTCACCTACTATGGCTTTAGGGACTCTTCGATGTTTCCGGGCTTGAAAAATGACGATCCGTTTGACTATAGAGATATGCTAAAATATGCTGGTGAAATGGCGAGGCAGCTAAATGGAAAATAAAGAATCTAGAAGAAAACGTTATTTAAAGAATAAAAAAAAAGAGAATGAGCAATGTAAGCAATATCGTTTAGATAATCTAGAGGCAGTCAAAGAGCAGAAGAGAAGCTATTATCTCAAGCATCAAGAACACATCATCCAAAGAGTAATTAAATATGCCAAAGACAATCCAGATCGAGTTAATAAGAAAAATCAAAAATGGAGAGAAAATAATCCAAAGAAAGCGAAACAATATCAAGTAACTTATCGAGAACGCCATAGAGATGAAATCAACAGCCGTTATAAAGAATTTCTTAAAAATCCCAGAAATAAACTAAGTAATGCCATTAGTACCCTTATGCGACAATCTCTAAAAAGAAATAAAAATGGATATCATTGGGAGAAATTAGTTGGATACACCTTGGATAATTTAATACAACACTTAGAATCACAATTTAAAGAAGGGATGACTTGGGATAATCAGGGAAAATGGCATATAGACCATATTAGACCCATTTTTAGTTTTGATTTTGATTCTTATAAGGATAAAGAGTTTCGACAATGTTGGGCATTAGATAATCTTCAACCATTATGGGCGAAAGATAACTTACGAAAGAACAAATATTATGCGGGAGGTTTGGTTAAATGAATTCACGAAAATATTGGGAAAATAGCCTGGATGAAATGTTGCCGAGACATGGAATAGAGCCTACAAAGAAATTAAAAAACGATATAATTAATATTAGCTTAATGGAAGAAGAATATTCGGGAATAACGGATGCCCTTGATAGGGAGTTGCCGCCAGCAAGCTGGGGGAAGAAAAAACATAAATGCTTAACATAATTTTTATAGGAGAATTAATTAAATGAAAAGAAAAAAAAAGATAACAGTTAAAGACCTAGCAGATTGGGGAGTGAACCGCTATAAGATAAATGATGTTAAATTAGTAAATATAATTAAAGCCATGAATACATTAAAGGAATTATTGGATGAATTTTGTTCTCCATTTGAGTCATCTGATAGAAAATAAATGCTTAACATAATTTTTATGGGAGGACTGTTGAAATGAAAACATGCGAAATAACAAAAAAAGATATTTTTGATTTTTATAATAATTTAATAACTATCGTAGAAGATGAAAGCGATAATGTAGAATTATATGAAAGAGAAATTAGATATATCGAAAGTTGGCTTAAATCAATCGGAGTGAAGATTAAATAAATGCTTAATCTAATCTTTATAGGGAGTTTGGTCAAATGACTCATAGGGAATTAGTTGAAATCGGCAAGAAGTGGCTTTGGGGAAAATGTGATATAGTCGTAACGGAGTTGACAACCTGGGCTGTGGAAACACCCGATGTTTTTGGATGGAAAAGTTTTGTATCAACACTGATAGAATGTAAAACAAATAGGCAGGATTTTTTTGCAGATAGACATAAATGGTCAAGGCGCATGCTTAAAGATGGAGTAGGTCAATATAGATATTATTTAATGCCAGAAGGAGTTGTAAACTCAATAGATGAAATACCTCCAAAATGGGGGTTATTAATTCTTAAAGATTCTGGGAAAGTCCAGTGTGTAAAAAAGTCTGAGGTTTTTATTTCAGATTTAACCAAAGAAATGATGATTCTTATTTCTTGCATTAGACGGATAGGGCAGAATCCGCCTGAAAATATAAGCGTTAGAGCATATAGGTATAAAACAAAATGCAGGGCGTCTATTGGAGTTAAAGAATCAAATGCTTAACATAATTTTTATAGGAGGTCTAATTAGATGGGAGAAATAAAAAGCACTAAAATAATGTCTGAAGAAAGAAGAATTAAAATGTTAGTATTGGGCGATGGAACTATGATACAGAATTGTCCAGAGATGAGGATAATTCCATATGAAGAAAATGGTCAGATGGCTGCCGTTGTATGGTTTAAAGTAGCAGAAGTAGGTCTTCATACAGTTGTGACTCAACGAATAAACAGTGCGTATGTTCAGCAAATTATTTACGAAGAATACTAATGAGAAATTTATGTTTTTGGCTTTTTGAGCATGTACGCTGGGGGAAATACGCTCCCTGGGTTTTTGGTTTGTGCGTGGGACGAAAACCAAGGAGAGTTAAAAGTAAGCGAAATGCTTAACCTAATTTTTATAGAAGGTTTGGGTAAATGAAAAGAAAAATAGGACAATGGCTTGAGGCTATTGAGGAATTAAGAAGGCACTATGAAAAATATGAATCAGATGATACACCATGTGATTATGGGGAAATTAATAGTTTTGGTTGTCCCCTTTGTGCTATTTCTGAAAATAAAGATTGCACCGATTGTTTATGGGTATTATTTGAAGAAGGGATTTGTAGTGATTTAAATTTCAGGGAAGATATAACAAGGGAACGCCTTATACGCTTAGATAGGTGGGAGAAAAAGCTTAAAAAGATGAAAATAAATGCTTAATCTAATTTTTATAGGAGGTTTGATAATGGCACAAATAAACATACCACCGGCAAATTATAGCCCCGTAATCCCTGTAGAGGTGAAAAAGGAACTGCAAGTATATGAAATTAAAAAACAGACAGGAAAACCATTTTTCCTGGCAACTCTATTTATTCCTGAAATGCTCTGGACTACTCGTATTTATGATTTAGACATGATCCTGGATAAATACGTAACAATGGAAGCGGGGAATACCACAAGAGTATTCTTATTTTCTCAATGTTGGCACCCTGAATATTGTAAATGGAATTTAGAACCGTTTGTGAGGGATGATGAGGGTAAATTTATTATGCCTGATCCCGATGAAGCTGATGAAAAAATAGGAAAATATATTAATGCCAACTGGGAAACAGCCGTGTTATCCAGGATACAAAAAGTTGTGTACAGGAAAATCATGTTGATTATTTCCTTGATAGATGGCTGTGCATTCCATTATCGAAATAACTGTTCCTGGGCTAAAAATTTTCTTAATCCTGATAATAATAATATAGAAACTTCTTCAGCCGCAAATGCTTATGAAGCTTATATAGAGTGGTCTCTTGGAAGTCCTCGAGCGGAAAATACAGGCAAAATCGTAGAAGCCATGACTCGATATATGCTCAATAGAATTTATGATTCCTTGTCCCCAAGGGAAAGAAAATATATCAGTATCGAAACCTGTAACGAGGGATATTCTGGTACAGCCTGGCATATGCGGATGAAAGAAATTATTGATGAAACCTGGGGTCGGGATTGCCCCAGATGGAGAAGATTTACCTCGACTGAAGCTGAAATATCACCCAGAACGAGACAGCATTTTACTCCAGTTATTCACCAGGTGGGGGATTTGAAAAGCTACAATAAAAAAACACTACTCATGCCTTATTTTAGCGGAATCTCAACTGATGGCTGGCGAGTGAATGGACAATATGCACCTGTCCCTATCCCACTTGCAACCGCCAAGGCGTTACTAAAACAAGCACATATAGATGGTCTTGTACTTATGGAAATGCTTAATGGACATAGGCAGAATGATATCCGACTGCCAGATGGCATACACAATACAATGCCGGATAGATATTATTATGACTTCTCGGCTATGCGATGGCGGGACATGCAGGGGCTGGGAAGATTATTAATGAGGTTGACTAAATGAATGAAATAAAAAAGGAGGATGAAATGATTGAATTTTTAGGAGGTTTAGCTGTTGGGCTTTTTATATTGGTTATTTATGCTGCAATTGTATCAGGTAGCAAGTACGATCTGGAAATAGAGATCGCAAGGCTTAGGAAGGAATTGAAGATTTTAAAGGGAAGATAGGATGAAGGAATATATTTTAAGGCTCTATAAAGAGCATCATTCGGGTAGGGAGAATGCTATAACCAGGGATAAGTTTATGTCGAAACATGTCCCTGCATTTATTATTTCAGATCGAGAATTTAGGAATATTTATAGTCAACTTCCTATTGTAACCTGCGACAGAGGCGGGTTCTATCCGGTCAGGAAAGAGGAGATTCTGGAGTACCGGGACTATCTGAGGAAAAAGGCGATCCCACTATTCGAGAGGTTTAAAAGGGTATGTAATGCCCATCCTGAACTTGCTGATGATGTAGAACAATTGGAGCTTTTTCCATTTACATTCAGAGACGGCGATTTAAGGGAGGAAATAGGAAATGACGAATAAAGAGCATGACCAAATATGGTATACAATTATATTTATTATCGGCTTTATTATTGGACTGGCGGTTGGTTCATTTATTATGAGTTTACAAATCAATAGCGAGATTCGAACCGATCAGCTTGAGTTGAAAGAGCAGGTTGCTGAGATTATCGAGGACAAGGTTGTAATTGACAGCTTAACCCAGAAATTAATAATCTACATTGAGCAGTTAAAATTAGAGCAACAGGAATTGCGGAAACTACAGCTTGAGTTGAGCAAGGGGGAAATGAAATGAATGAAAAAAAGTTTTTTACAGAAGAGGACATAGATAACTGCTGGGAACATCCCAAATTTTACCTAGTGCAAATTCTCAATAATGAGTATAGCGTTGAGGATGCACGGGATGATTTAAGAGGCTTAATTGGAAGTAAATATGATAAGCGCAAAAGTTAAAAAAAAGGAGAAAAAAATGTCAAAAGTCAAAATGAGAAGTAAGGTGGCTATAGAGGCAACTACTCCATTTGAAAACACGGCAATACGAAATAGTATCCTTGAAGTTCTCTTAGATATCAGGGATATTTTAGATGAACGAATGCTAAAAAGCATTGAAATTTCTGGATCAATCGAGGAAAAAAATGGGCAGACATAAAGACCCGTTTTATCTCTTAGAGCAAAAAGAGAAGGAAATCAGGAGGTTACTTTTTTCTGTATTGACGGAAAATGCCAGATTAATCGAGGAAAATAAAAGATTAAGAAAGGAGAAAAAATGTATTATACAATGGAGATAAGATGTGAAAAGCATGAGAAGAATTACAAAATCCCATATATACCGGAAGATTATACGTATATAGGGTCAATAAATTTACCATGTGGGTGTAAAAAAACAATAGAGTTTCACGGGAAAAAAGAGAGGAACTGGTTTTTGGAGATAAATAAAATTGAGGATGAGGAAGTTGAGAATATAGGCAATATGCGTGAGGAAGAAGAAAGATTAAGGAAATTAGAAAATTTTAAAGATTTGCATAATTTCACACACATACAATTAGAGAAAAAATTCGATCTTATTTGGGAAAAATTAGAGAAAGCAGAGGAAGATATCCAGCTATTAAAACATCATTATTAATGGAAAAATCAATTAAATAAAAAAGGAGAGAAAAAATGCCTAAAAAAAAGGATGGAAAAGTAGTAAATTTATTAATTGGCGACAAGAAGGTTGCTTCAGTTAAAGAAAAGGATGCCTTTAAGATTGAAGCACCAAAGACAAAAAAGGAGGAAAAAACGACCAACAGACATAATCAGATTACTACAGCACCTAAAGATACCGAGCTTTATAAAATGACGTTTTTTAGAGACAATGAGGAAATTGGAAAATTAGATTGGGAAGACGGTGTTCTAAAATTTGAAGGCAAAGCTGAGGAAAGCGCTAAATTGCTCTTTGATTTTCTAAAAGGGCTTATGGATGAATATTTGAAAGAAAGGAGGAAAAAAAATGACCAACAAAGAGTTTCTAAGAAAGGTATCTAAATTACAAAAGGAATTTGCGGAGCTTTATGGCGATTCGGGGCTTATAGGAATAAGCAATATTCAAATCCAGATTGAGGATGATAAATTCCATGAGCTTGGGAAAGAAAACTTACTTAAGCATATCTCAATAAAATTTCTAAAAGATGATGGCTATTGGCGCCATGAGGCTATGACTCCGGATGGGATTAGGGTTGTCGCTCTTGAACGTGTTGAAGATATGGAGGGGAAAAAGTGAAAGTAGCTAAAGAATATGAATATTGCCACAGCATTCAATGTGAACATCTCACTGATGACGAGACCTGCTCTAAGGGATTAGACCCTGATAATTGTGAGGAGAGGGCTTATGAGGAAGCTAAGGATGAGAAATATTACTGGGATATACAGAAAGAGAGAGAAAAGAGGGAGGCTGAATTAGAATAATGATTCAACATCCGAAGAGCTTTGATCTTAATTTAGGAGGTTTAAAATGTCGAGAAAATCATTAATGTCGGTGCTTGCTGTTATTGGTACGGTACTTGCTTTTTTCAGTGAACAGTTCGGATTAACCTTAGACAGCATGTCAGTATTAGCCGGAGTAACAGCAATATTGTGCTATGTGCTATTTGAGGCTAAATCAGATATTAAACGCATTGGATCACAGATCGGGAAATTTAAGGATCCGAAATTTATTATTGCGTTTATATCAGCAATCCTTGTAGCGGTTAGTGAAACATTCGGGCTTGAACTGCCAGTTGAAGCTATTGTCGCTGTGCTGACTGTAATTATGGGCATACTTTTCAAAGCAGAATTCAACAAGGCTAAAAAGTAAGTAATTAAGCATGTGGGATGGGCGGGGGGAGATTATGCTTGAAAAATTTTACAAAAAATGTTATACTTATATTAGAGAATAAGTATTGATGGAAAACCCAATTAAAAAAAGAAAACCCCTGAGTAAACAGATAAGCCATTCCATTAGTGCTTATTCTCTACTGTCGAAAGGGGGTTTTTTTATTTAAGAATAATTATGAAGATAATTTGTAAAGCCTGTAAAGAAGTCAAAGAACATCATGCCAAAGGATTATGTGGAGAATGCTATCATAAAAAATATTATATTGAACATTCAGAGAGAATAAAAATGCTAAGTAAAAAATATAAATTGGAAAATCCAGGAAAAAGAAAAGAATGGGATAAAAAATATAAATTGGAAAATCCAGGAAAAAGAGAAGAATATAGATTGGAAAATAAAGAAAAAATAAAAATATATATGAGAAAATATTATGCTGAAAATTCAGAAAGATTAAAAGCGCTACGCAAAAAATATTATGCTGAATATCCGGAAAAAACAAAAGCAGTTATTAAAAAATATCAAGCTGAAAATCCAGGAAAAAGAAAAGAATGGGATAAAAAATATAAATTAAAAAATCCAGGAAAAGTTAGGGAAAACCATTTAAAAAGGCGTAGTTATGGCACGGTCAAAAAGGGTGTCGTAGATAGAGTAATCAATGCCAATATCTTCAAGTACGGGGTCATAACATGCGAAAAGGATAAAAAACCCTGTTCAAATAATTTTCATATCGACCATATAATCCCAGTTACCAAGGGAGGATCTAATAATTTCGATAATTTACAAATATTATGCCAGCATTGTAATTTAACAAAGCACATAGAAATTGCGGATTACCGACAAGATGTTGAAAATAATCAGTTATATCTAAAATAAGTTACATTTCTTTTTCTTGACATTTCCGATCTCATCATTTATTTTGATTATGTTGGCAACATGATAAGCAAGAGAGAAATATTTGTTGACTATGCGATGTCCTGGATTGGGCGCCGTTATGTCTGGGCTGGCGATGGGCCTCTTTTCGATTGCTCCGGATATGAGGTTGAATGTTTAAAAGCTGTTGGTAAATTACCTGCTTATGTAGATTATACAGCAGCCGGATTATTCGATTTATACAAAGATAACCAAAAAAACTTTTATAAAAGGTCGTATCTTGCATTCTGGATGAATCAATCTGGACATGTCATCCATACTGAGATATTAATTGACGGATATCATACCATCGGGGCTTCCGGTGGGGGCCGGCCTAAATTTGACCTGTACGAAACGATAATAAACGACCGAGTGTTAAAATCTTTCTATCCAGAGAACATGTCTAGGATTCAATTTGAAACCTATGAAAATGAATTTATCCCTACGATTATAAAAAAACAACTTTATGAATTACAAGCAGATGACCAGAACGCTTTTATAAAAATCCGGCCTATTAACTATCGTGGCGATAATTTTGTTGTTTGCGATCCGTTTGGGGATGAGGGGTAAAAGATGAGCAAATTAGAGCAAGATATTGAGTTATTAAAGAAGCAAAATAAACTTATGGATCGTAGAATTAAAATCCTTGAAAAGGAAAATCATTTATTAAAAAATCAATATTATTGTCCTATCTACGAAAGAAGAAGTATCGCATTGATAAAATATCATCGGGGGTTACAAAAAGAGATTAATAAACTATGAAAAAAAAAATATTCAATGTTTTGTCAGCTTTAACGACTGCAATATTAAACATAGGGAAATATATCAAAAAAAGGAAAAATGCAAAAGACAAAAAAGCGATTAAACAGGCTATCCTGGATGGCGACGCTGATCGTGTTCGCAAGCTTCTGCTTACTTAGCGCTTGCAAGCCACAGGTCATCATAACGCCTTCAACAGAGATAGGCGAGATTGAGATATACGGATTTATAAAAAATGGGATTATTCCCGACGATGTATTGATAAAGATCAAGGATAAAAACACAGCAATCGTATCCAAAGGATTCCTCTATCAATATTGGCGCATGAAACGATTATTAGAGATTAATGAAATTGAAATTTATTAACAGGAGAGTTAAATGGTTGAGCCAATAACAACAGGCGGTATTATTGTACTTGTAATTTCAAGTATAGGAAGTTGGTTGAAAATTATAAGGGATACTAAGAAGCAAAATGGCAACGGAATTGATTTGAAGGATATTAAAAATACTGTAGATGATACCGATAAAAAGGTTGATGGGATGAAAATCGACATAGGGAGTATAAAAACAGATATAAAAAATCAAAAAGAAAATTGTACTAAAATTACATCTAATTTTGAGAAGCAGATTGTAGATAACAGAAATAAGATATTCAG